CATATCCCGCCAGTGACTGATGTGCAGTTAGAAATGTACTCTTTGTTACTTTAAGGACTTTACCATCTTTAGTTATACCTGCAATACCATTTCCACTTGTTCCATCTGTCTGGACATCATTCACATATCCTGCCAATGATGTATCTGTCAAGAAGTTTTTTCCGTCTAACGCAGTTTTAGTTACATAATCATTAAGTGCACTACTCTGTGCATACTCTGGATGAGTATGTTTCTTGGCAGCATATTTAGTATCATGATTATGATCAACATCAGCCTTTTTTGCCAAACCGTCATTCAAAGCCGCAGTTGTCGCAAGTCCAGCTGCTGATGTCAAAAACGTTGCCTTTGTAACCGTAATGACTTTACCATTCTTCGTTATACTCGCAATTCCATTGCCATTTACATCACCGGCTGGAGTGATACTCTGAATCGCATTAGTTTCCAGTGTAGAAATTCGCGTTGTAGCAGCATTCAAATCCGTAGTATTAGCCTTCTTACCAATTGCAGTATCCAGATTATCTACAGCACTCTTTACTGACTTGTTCTGAATAGGATTGGTGGAAGTCGGACTCAGCGTAGCGTCAACAGTGATAGTCTTATTTTCCAGTGCAGTCAGTTTTGAATCTATGTTACTCATTTTGGTATCATAGGTTTCTTGTGCCACCATTTTTTTAAGTGTACCATCTACCTCATTAAACTTCGCTGCTACAGTTTTGTTTGCTATCGGATTGGAAGATTCTGTATTAAAAGCAGTATCTACTGTTATTGTGCCTTCAGGAGTTTCTATAGAAGTATTCTTTTGCTCATCACCCAGCTTCTCCCACTTAGATTCATCATACGCCTTATTTGGGTCACCAAGATAAATATATTCTGTTTTATTGTTCTTGGCTGTAGTAGCACTTGCTGGCACAAGATATATCTTCGAGGTGTCAATATCAGTTGTAGGCAAAGTATCCACAATCTTATACAGTGATGCACTTAGTTGAAGATTACCAGTTCCAAAAATTGACGCTCCGTTTATGGTCTTTGTCTGGGGCATCTGTGCCACAGGCACCTTTTTATTAGCATCAAGTGTAGCCACACCATTTACAGCACCTTTCTGACTCAATGGTATTTGCCGCACATTGTCCACACTACCAAGTCCCAACAGTGCCTTAGTCACACCATGAGGATTCTGTTTGTCGTCAACATGAGAAGTCACTTTGTTGTCCACCTCACCAGCTTTACCATCAGCATACTCCTTCATCTTTCCAGTGAAATGAGTCAGTCCCTCATTGTCCAAGTATTTAGTCATATCTTCCTCCTTTCTTTTTTATTCAAACATTTTGTCAATTTCAGCATTAGTAAGTTCCTGTGTAGCCACAGTATCAACCAGTTTCTCTGCTGTCACACTCTTGTCTACAATATGTCCTGTCCCAATGCTTCCATTAGCTATCTTGTTTCCAGTCACAGCATTGTCTTTCAGCTTCTCAGTAGTGATACTTCCGTCTTTCAGCTTGTCCTCAATGCCGTCAAACATACCCTTCACCAGCTTGTTAGCAGTAATAGTCCCATCCACTATCTTCTCAGCCGTTATGCTGTTAGCAGCTATCTTCTCAGCTGTCACGCTGCCAGCAGCAATCTTGTCCGAAGTGATGCTTCCGTCCGCTATCTTCACGGCATCCACGCTCCCCTCAGCCAGCTTCTCTGCTGTCACACACTTGTCTGCAAGGTCGTCCGTCTTTATCAACGGCACCTTCGTTCCTAATTTTTCGTCATTTCTAAATGTAGGCATACTTTATTTCCTCCGGTTCTTCTGATGTGTAAATCTTTATTTGCAACACTTTCGGCACGACCTCCATCCGTAGGCAGAAAGCCTTCGTGTCCTTATGTTGCTCTATCGGTACACGTAGCCATTTCTTGCCGTCCGTGCTCTGTCTTATCACCACCTTGCCCTTCTTCTTCAAGCTTATCATCAGATAGATGTCACGCTCCAGTCTCAGTGCAGGGCTCGTCCATGCCAGTTCCTTGGCATCATACGTTGTTCTGACTGTCTCCATCTTATTTCTGTGTGTTAGTTCCCAAGCTCTGAACCGCAATGCTGAGCATAGTCTGTGCACCAGGGTCTTCATATGCAGCCAGAAGCAGGTAAGCGATATAGTATATGAAAGCATTTCTTTGAGTGTCTGATACGTTTACGTTCGTTGAGTCGTTCGGTGTTCCCGACAATGTCTGATTGGTTCCGATATACGAGATTTCGGCTGTGCATCCCGACTTCCACGGCTGCACCAGTATTTTTGTCGTGCTGCCACGTACTACGGTTGCCAGCGGCCTTTCTACTGTTCCCTTTGCCGTGTCGTCAAACATCAGCATCGCGTCGTCGCTCGTGTCGTCCACAGGCTTTGCCGCCTTACACCATATACTCAGCCTTACACGCTGTATGTCCGTAGCAGATATTCCGGCAGGTACCGTCACCTCCCCGACGTCGTTCACCGATGCTATGACTGTGTTTTGTGTCACACTCAGCCCTCCCGAACTGCCCGTGCCCATACTCGTACATTGCCCCGTCATTACCGCCACCCACCTCAGCGCATAGTTTATCTTCGCCTTGATGATATTGTCCATGTAGGTGTCCTCGCCGCCGTCACTCAACTTCGAGTCTTCACGAGTCTCATGGTCTACACACCATTTCACCTCCTTTATTATATCTTCTACGGTCATACCCAATAGCGTTTAATGATTACCCCAGGTTCAGATTGGCAAACACCTCTCCCTCCTTGGCAGCAAAAGCCAGAGCCTTGCTCGGGTCGGTAAACTTCTTGTCGTAGTTGGTGTTGATGTACACAAGCAGCTCATCGGGAGTGGTCACCGAGTCTGCCGTATCCACGTTCTTAGGCTTCTCTTCCGGCACGACTTCCTCTACGTCGTCCGAGGTCTTAATCTCGCGCACCAGCACCACCGTACCGTCTTTGAACAGTTGGCTCGCTTCGAGCAAGTCCTGAAAGTACTTTCCCTTCAGCGAGATTTCGGGGCATGTTCCGGCAATTACATTGCCACCAGTGAAGTTATAGCGCACCGTGTTTCCACCTGCACCTTCAAGCACATGCGAAGCGTTATTTTGAATCTTTTTCAGTCTGTATATCTTAATCATCTGTTTCTGTTTTTATTAAAAAGCCCCCACTGAGCAATGGAGCTTGCTCTCAATGGCTCAGCGAGGACTTGTCGGGACAATATTTTTTATTAACAACTTCTTTTTAGGCGGCTACGTCCTGGCCCTTGTAGGCTTCCCACTTGGTGCCGTTGTAGTAGTACACCGAACCCTTGTCATACTGAACGTCGCCAGCGGTGTAGTCCTCAGTAAGAGCCACCTTCATGCCCTTTGCCGGAGTGTCGGGGAGCTTTGCAGCCGAAATGATAGTACGAAGTGTGGTCATGCCGAGCTTCGAAATCTTAGCCTCTGGGCCTACGAGCACCGAGTTGTAACCGCGCAGAGCGATACAGTCAGACTCCTCGTGAATCCAGCGCTTGGCGTCGCGGATAGCACCCGCACCCTTCGACATGTCGTTGGTACGCTCCTTGTTGGCTACACGTACGTAGCGACGGCTTGCCTTAAGGTCTACGATAACGGCGAAGTCCTCCATGTGCATGAGGTCGAGGGTCTGATCCCATACTACGTCGAATGTACCGAAGGTGTCCTTGATACGCTTGAAGGTAAGGTCAAACTCGTCGTGGTTGATGATGTCGTTCTTGCCGTCCTTCTCAATCTTCATCTTCTCCATGTTCTCGATGAAGTTCTTGCCGGCGAATACGTAGGCGTGGTTGTTCTCTGCGAAGTCCGTAAACTGAAGCTTCGACAGGGCAATCCAGTCTTCCCACTTCTGAATATCACCGATAGCGTAGGCGTTCGTCAGCTGTGGCAGAATGCCCTCTGCAATATACACGTCCTCTACAGCGCCGTCCTCGGTCAGCACCTTGAAGCGCTTCTTTGTACCAAGCCAGTACGAACGCTCTGCACGGAGGTTGTACTTCATGATTGCGTCTGCCTTAAGGTCTTTCACCGAAATTGGCACCTTGGTCTGCACCTTCTCAAAGTCTGTGGTGAAGAGAATGTTGAGCAGCTTCTTCTGTACATATACCTCCTTCTCACGGGGCTGTGAGTTCTCGGGCGGAACCATGAGCTGCGACTCGCTTGCTGCGGTTGAGCCTACGAGGAATACCGTACCCGAAGGAATGTCCGGGCAGGTCATGCTGTCAAGGTCTGTCGACGGTGTACCGTCGTTCTTGGCCTTGCCGTTGGTGGCCTGTAGTGTCACCTTCTTGCCGTTCGACTCGATTACATACAGCTGCAAGATGCCCTCACGCTCTGTTGTCGAACCTTCCTTGTAGCCCTCCACGTCGGGCACGTACACGGTCGAGCACTTGTAGAACGGACGCAGCGAACCCGAGAAGTTGGTCGAGTCCAGCTTGATGGTGTCGCCACCAGTGATAGCTGCCGTTGTCTTGCCGTCGAGGGTCTCACCGCCGATACGCATGTGCTTGGCAGTCCAGTTCTTGATAGGAACCTTAGCGGCAACCTGTCGGGCGATACTGAGAAGCGGAGTCTTGTAGGGGTAGAATTTGACAATTTTATTATCCCATTCATCGTCAATCATGTCACCCTCTTTGAGCTGGGTGGATGAAGCCTGAGAGCCAGTCAAATCCTGTCCGTCCTTTTTGCCACCGGGGCTGTTGAGGTCGCTCTTGCCAGGCTCAACGGGTTCGTTGGCAGCAGCCTCAGCAGCGGAAGCCGGGTCAGGACCCTCGTCGCCAATCTGAGGCGCAACGTTGTCGGCAACAGCCATGAGCGACGCGCCTCCTGTCACTACCGAAAGAATCATGAGGAGCATCCACATGAGAAATCTTCCGCTCTTAACAAACTTGATAATCTTTTCCATTTACTGATATTTTAAATTAATAATTCGTTAAACCAATCCGTCCCAGAAGCTGCTGCCCTTCTTCTTGCTGGGCTGAGCACCGCCGTTGGTGTTAAGGGTAGGGGGCAGGTCATTCTTCTCCGAACGCTTCACCTTGTTCTGAATCTTCTCGTTGCGTCCCTGCATAGCTCCTTCTTCACGAGCCGAAGCCACGTCAGCGTCATAGTTCTGCGCGTTCTTGAACAGCGACCATGTCTCTGCCGACACCTTGCCGTCCTCCGCTTCGCCTATCATCTTGAAGAACTTCTCCCACAGGTCTGCCTTGGCATCATCGTCAAGACCCAGCTCGTCCATGGCATCTGCCGACTGTTTCAGGTTCTCCGCAATCTCTTTCTCACGGTTCTCTTCGTCAGTCTTCTTCTGCTGGAAGTCCGCAATATGCTGAGCCACTTTCTTGCCCATTTCCTCGTCCTCCAAGGCTGCGCCGATGTCAATGCCCTGCTTAGCCATCCACTCTATCGGACTCATGTCGGGGTTGTCCTTCAAGTCCATGGCCATTGCTGCAAGCCAGCGGTTGTTGTCAAACATTTCGCTCAGCGCACGGCCGTTCTCCTCGTATGCCGACAGAGCGTCTGCATCATCGTTCATCGCACCGTACCTCGCTTCCTTGTCCTCAAAGTCAATGTCCTTGTGACGCTTGCCGAACCGCTCCGCAAAAGCCTTGCGGTTCGGACGTTCCTCCACAGGAGGTGCCATCGCATCCTGTCCGGGTGCAACGTCATTCTTGTTCTTGTTTTCTTCGTCCATTTTTCTTTCTGTAAAATTTAGATTTGACTTCTAAACCGCAAATATCTTAGTTTTTTATCACTGTTTTTCCGTCTTTCGTCTGTAGGACGAAACACGGCATTTAGGGCTTGTTTTTCACGTATTTTTGCGCTGATACTCAATGTTATTACATACAGAATATGCAGAAGAATATACCCACATTATCACGTGTTATGCCGTCCTCGGGCAAGACGTTCGACTCCGTGCGCCGACGCATGGAACGTGAGCACGGCAGCAATACCGACTACGGGCTGTTGCAGCGCTGTTGGCAGGCGTGGAACAATCTTGAAGCTGTACGCCTCGCACGCGACCGGGCTAAGCGATATTGCTACGGCGACCAGTGGGGCGACACCGTAAGGGTCTACAAGAACGGGTTCTATTACGACTATACCGAGCGCGAATATCTCAAGAAGAAAGGCTCTGTTCCTCTCTCCAACAACGTCATGGTCTCCATCCTTAACACCATCGTCGGACTCTATGCCAAGCAGGGCACCGAGCCTGTATGCTTCGCACGCACACGCTCCTCACAGTCTCTCTCCGATATGATGTCTGCCACAATGCAGTGCAACTGGCAGAACACGCAGATGGAAGACCTTCTTAAGCACGTTCTCGAAGATTATCTCATCGGTGGAGTAGTGGTCTGCCGTGAGTCATACGAAGACCGCGAACAGGAGATTGAAGACTCATGGACTGATTATGTCGAGCCTAACTATGTCTTCTGGGAGGGTGGTTCCGACCCCCGACACCTTGACTTCTCGCTCATCGGTGTGCTTCATGACGTTTCAAGAGAAGACCTTTATAAGAAGTTTGCCAAGGACGAGTACGGACTTGATGTCAACCGTCTCAACCGCATCTTCAATATCGACCCCGACGACGCTTCCACCGAGGGCACACTGCACAACGACACCAACGACTTGTCTAACATTTCGTTCGACATTCCGTCACGTCGTGGCCATTGCGTCCGTGTCATTGAGGCGTGGACTACCGAGACCAAGTATCGCTATCAGTGCTACGACCCTATTGCCACCAACGAGTCTGATGCCTATTTCCGCATCGAGTGCGACGACAAGGTTCTTATTGCCCAGCTCAACGCCAAGAACGCCGAGCGCAAGCGTCAGTACGACCTCATGGGTGTTCCGCCAGAAGAACGGGCTTATATCACAGCCAAGAAGGTGGCAGATAAGTATTGGTATTACACCTACATGGCACCCGACGGAACTGTCCTCTGCCGTGGCGAGTCGCCCTACGACTTCAAGTCCCATCCTTTCACCGTCAAGCTCTATCCCTACATCAACGGCGAGATTCATCCCTTCATGGGCAACATCATCGACCAGCAGCGCTACATCAACCGCCTTATCATCATGAACGATATGGCGATACGTTCCTCTGCCAAGGGTCTTATGCTCGTGCCTACGCAGGTACTCGACGGTATGACACCCGACCAGTTTGCCGAACAGGCCACCGAGTACGACGGAATGATATTCTACACCCCAAAGGCTACTCTGCCCAACTCACGCCCCGATATCATTACGTCCAACGCCGTCAATCTCGGCACCAACGAACTCCTACAGATTGAGCTTAATCTCATCCGTGAGGTTTCCAATGTGTCGGGTGCTCTACAGGGTAAGACTCCTACAGCCGGAACTTCTGCTTCACGCTACGCCCAGGAGTCACAGAATGCCTCCACCTCACTTTACTCAATCCTGAAGGACATCGAGTCGTTCACCGAGAACGTCGCACAGAAGAAGTGCATGATGATCAAGCAGTACTACGAAGACGGACGCATCATATTCAATCGCGACTACACCTCCACGTTGGAGTACGACCGCATGGCTGCACGCGACATCAAGTTCAAGATTTCAATCAAGAACGCAGCTGCCACCGCTGCCTATCAGAACAATATCAACGACCAGCTCGACAAGCTCCTCGAACTTGGTGCTATCAATGTCGTGCAGTATCTGCAAAACCTCAACGCCCCGTTTGCCGACCGTCTCTTGCAGGACATTCAGAGCCAGCAGGCAGAGCTTGAAGCGCAACAGGCAGCAATGCAGCAACAGCCACCGCAAGACGGCATCGTCCCCGGTGCCGACCAACAGGCAGTCCAGCAAGCACAGCAATACCTACAGCAATAACAATAAGGTATCAAGCAATCTCAATCAATGGCTCAGTAAGGCTTAGAAAGGCCCATCACCAACAGCCCAGTAAATTAAAGAATCACTCAATATGTCAATATCCGTTACCCTATCCGATGTCACCGCTGCCGCCAAACAGCAACTCTCCATTATCGGCAAGCATCACAAGACAGCCTCGGGCGAAACCCTTTTCTCCACGGCTACGCTCTCTTCATTGGAAGAAAGCGCAATGCCGACATTAGCTCAGTCGGCGGCGCACATCGTCGTCGCCGAACTTTCTCCCATAATCACGTCATTCACAGGAGGTGAACATCTGTCATTCCGGATTGACAACGACCGTTGGAACAACGGCTTGAACTCGGCATTCTCTGCGGCTTTGCAGTCTTACCTCATAGCCAGCACAGTGCAGTCTGTCATCAATATGTTCGCACCCGACATCGCGCCAAAGTACACAGCCGATGCCCAAAATCTGCTTGCCTCGCTTGTCAAGATGGCTTTCACGAAACAGCAGCCCAGCTCCTCTTCCGCTGCATTCAATGTAAGCGCTACAGCTACTTTAGAAGCCAGCGAAAAAAACGACGGATACAGCAATTGACAATAAAACAATTTGATTATGAAGATAACTTTCACCATTTCCAAACCACTCGCTATAGAGGCAGTCAAGAGCGATACCTACATCAAGGGTTCTATCGACTCGTCAACACAGCAGGGAGCAGACAAGCTCCGCTACAACGAAACCGCTGGTGACATAATCGTACACGAACGGAAACTTGCAAAGGATTTTGTGCGAGGCGTAGAACGTTTGAAGTCCGTCTATGTCGATTTCTTCTCACCCAACCATCAGTCGGTGGGCGACTCTTCTATTTCGGCTTCCTATTCCGGCAGCGAAGGCTCTGCAAGCATCATCATTGTCATATCACGACGCTTCAACGGTGCTCTCACCGATGCCATAGCCAACTACTCGCAGCAGTACGTCGAGGAATACATGACTTATCAGTGGTGGCTGTCAGCAGGACAGCAGCCACAGGCCGAACCACATGCCGCCATGATGAAGGATTTGGAAGACCGCATACGCAAGTCGTTCACCATTTCCTCGCCATTGCAGGCAAATGCCGAATACTCATCCGTGAACGGGAAGATGTGCAACGACGACGGTACGGATTTTACAGGCAACTGATTTATTCACCAATAAATAGTACATACTATGATAATCAAATTTCAAATCATAAAGTCGCTTGTCCGTGAAGCGTTCCAGTCTGCCACTTTCCTTAAGGGACAGATGGACAAGATTACCGCGGGAGCCAACAACGCTCTTGTGGCAAGCGAAACGGCTGGCGACGAAGCTCTCCACGAACGGGTGTTCACTTCCGATTTCCACGCTGCCTTGGAAACTCTGAAAACCATATTCGTCGACTACCTTGTGCCTACACCTCAGACCGTTGGCGACAATGCAATCTTCTACAATGAGAAGACTGACGACATCGTGGAGTTTACATTATCGGTGTCACATCGGTTCAACGGCACGCTTACGGACACATTGGCACGGCTGAGCGCCAAGTATGCCGAGGATTACGTTACGATGCAATGGTGGATAAAGACCACCAACGCCAAGCAGGCTGAACCCTATCAGGCTGCTCTTGTCAAGGACGAATCCGACATACGCAAGTGCTTCATCCTCTCAGCGCCACGTGTCCCCACCGTCAAGTTCCCCACCTCTATCACTGCCAAGGTCGACGGCTCCGACAATGGGGGCGAAGTCACGCTTCCTATTGACGAGGACGCAACGGTTTCCTACAGCCTTAACGGCGGTGCTGTTGACGACATCGAGGCACGTTCCGAAGACGTAGGCATTGTACACATCGTGCGCTCTGCCCAACCTAAGACATTCGTCCTTCGTCCGGTTAACACTGGCGTTTCCAAGGTACGCCTCTTCTCTCGCCATTCCGACAACGTCTACGCAGAGTTTACAGTCATAGTTTCCAAAGAGCATTAACCCAAAACAATGTCTATATGAATCACGACTTTTCCGAACTGCATCCGCACATGGCTTCACGCGAAAGAGGATGGAATCCAATCCCCAACCCGCTTGCACCCCAACCGCCACGTCGTGCTTACGGACACTCCGTCAAGCATATTTTCCTACAGGCCGACCAGCTCCTCTATGATGTTGATGCCATTACCGGCATGATTGATAGGACAGCACGTATAGCGCACAACGATACCGAGGTTGCCACGTCCGAGTCCGACACCTACCGTCCTATACTTTTCCGATGGTTCGACAAGTACATAGCCAGTGTTGAAAATTGCCTTTCCGCTTTCGTTCTCAAACCCGAAGGTGTCACCCGTCTCAACGACCTCAAGGAGTGGGACGAACGAGAGATTTCGCTTCTCATGCCCGACTATTGGGATGCCACCGTCTACGACTCTCTTGTCCAGGCGATTCACCAGTATGTAGTTGACGGCGCCCTCTACGAATACATGTCTCTTGTGCTCTCCTCACGCGACCTTCGCACCATCGACCGCAAGCAATCTCTCGAAGAAGGCCTTACCAGCATCCGTGCCCTCTCCTGCCGAGTCATTCCCGGCTCAGTCCACAAGCACCTAAGCCCCTTCTAAAGGCGATTGCACCCCAAAATATCACCCCACAGCTTAGTCGGCTTAGAAAGGCCCAGCAAGGCTCATCATCAAGGTTCAAAATTTCCCTCACTATGACAAAGACTCTCGACGACATCCCTCTCATATCCGAGCGACGCAAGAAGCTGCTTCCTGCCGGGCGCAAGGCGCAAAAGGAGTTCATTCGCGACCTCCTCTCAACCAATCAGGAGAAGTTCGAAGAGCTGTTCTCCGAACTTGCCGAGCACGACCCCAAGGCATGGTTGCTCCTCTATCACGACATGCAGAAGCACGTTGTCCCCAAGCAGTCCCAGCTCAACGTCTCCGTAGGCATCAACAAGGACTTCCAGGAACTCCAGGCACTATCCACCACCAAGACCGACGACCCTCTCGCCATCGGTGCCAACCCCGTTCCACGCATCGAAGATGCCGACTTCGAAGAACTAAAGGAGTACGAAGGACTTTAATCAATAATTAGCCCTCACCCCAAAATTTCACCAACGGCTTAGTCGGCTCAAAAAGGCCCAGAAAGGCTTATCACCCAGTTCACCCAAAGGCTCAGAAAGGCCTAAAAAGGCCCAGTAAGGCCCATTAAATAATTAGAAAATGCTCATTACCGACCGTGACATAGATGCTTTAGTAGCCGAAAACCAATCTCGCTACAACGAAATCTACGGGCCTTACGACCCGTGGACAGGCATCGGCTGCTACGGTTTCGAGTCACGTGTCTGTCTCGAAATACCCGACTTCATCATACCCAAGATGTACGTTCCCAAGGAGTGCATGCGCACCCTCCTTTACAAGAACCTGCAGCACTACGGTACTTTGAAGGACGTTCTCATCCATGTCCTCCGCAAGGACTACGACGAAGACTCGCCCGACACGCAGAAGCTACGCGCCCTCCTCACATTTGAGATTTTCAAGGTACGTTTCCGCGAAGACCCCGAGTTCGCCCTTTTCTGTACTGATAAGATTGAGGACAAGAACACGGGCGATATGATTCCCTTTCGTCTTAACTATCCCCAGCGTCGTCTTATAGCACTCTTCGAGAAGCTGCGCCACGAGAAGAAAGCCATACGTGTCGTTATCCTGAAGGCTCGTCAGTGGGGTGGCTCTACTCTCACGCAGCTCTACATCAAGTGGATGCAGGACTTCCGTCACGACGGTTGGAACGCCATCGTCCTCTCGCAGGTCAAGTCCACATCAAAGAAGATTAAGGCCATGTACCGCAAGGCTGTCGAACGGCAGAAGGGTTGGACTATCGGACACCCGGGCGTACAGCTCATGCTATCGCCCTACGAGAACTCACCCGACGACTTCATCGTCACCGACGGCAACAAGGCTCTGCGTCGCTCCACTCTTACCGTTGCCTCTTTCGACAACTTCGATGCTGTCCGTGGCAACAACTTCCACTGCGCCCACTATTCCGAGGTTGCCTATTGGAAGAAGACACCCGAGCACGACCCCGAAGGCGTTATCTCGTCTATCTCTGGCGGTATACATAATATTGAGGACAATATCGAGGTCTTCGAGTCTACAGGCCGTGGCGCTTCCGGATTCTTCTACGACCGCTGTCAGCTTGCCATGGATCCGTCCAACAACGACGCCTATGCCTTCATCTTCATTCCTTGCTTCATCATCGAGAACGATATGGAGCCTGTCGAAGATGTACGTGCTTTTGCCGAGTGGCTGCTGCGCAACAAAGACCGCTCCACATGTCCTAAAGGCTTTCGCGAGACGGGCAAGTTCTTTTGGCGTATGTGGGAAAAGGGAGCTTGTTTCCAGGCTATCAACTGGTATCGCAATTTCCGCAACAAGTTCAAGACTCATGCTTTCTGCGCCACTGAGGCACCTATCGACGAGGAGGAGGCTTTCCGCAATTCCGGCAACCTTGTCTTTAATCCTTACTCCATCGACGACCTCCGTCATGGCGAAGTCAAGAAGCCCAAGTTCCTTGCCGACATCGTCACCTCTGGCAAGAAGTCTTACGACACCATTCGCGACTCCAAGATTACCATTCGTGACGATGGCGAAGGCGAACTTAAAATTTGGAGCCTGCCCAACAATCAGATTCTGCGTGTTTCCGACCGCTACGTTGTCAGCGTCGACATCGGTGGCAAGTCCTCAACGTCCGACTACACCGTCATGACCGTACTCGACCGTATGGGCATAATGCCCTCCGTCAAGGACAAGCCTCGTGTTGTGGCTCGCTACCGTGGGCATTGCCGTCACGACGTGCTTGCATGGAAGGCTGCTGCTCTCGCTCATTATTACGACGATGCTCAGCTTGTCATTGAGTCCAATACCGCCGACCGTGAGAAGAACAACAACACCGAGGGCGACCACTTCGGCTCTATCATCAACGAGATTGCCGACTACTATCCCAATCTCTACCAGCGTCGTTCCTCTCCCGAAGACACCGCTGGCAACGTCCTCGCCAAGTATGGTTGGCAGACCAACAAGATTACAAAGGGTTGGCTCATCGACAATCTCGAAGCCTTCGTCGACGACCGACTCTGGCACGAACCCGACACCGAAATGTATCACGAGCTGCGCATCTACGAGCGCAAGGAGGACGGCTCCCTCGGCAACATCGAAGGCTCGGGCAATCACGACGACGTTCTCATGTCCACCGCCATCGCCCTCTACGTATCCACCCACGAAATGGAGCTTCCACGCTGGCGCACCGACGAAGGACTCAAACACCACTCTGACGGCGTACGCACCGAAGCCGCAATTTAAAAAAATATTCACTATGCAAAAATCCCTATCTTTCAACAAAGGCATCACAACTTCACCGTCCGACCTCCTGTCCGACGACACCGAACTTTCCGCCTCGCGCGACCTTATCTTCCGCAACGGCGAAATGCAGCCCCTCCGACATGCAAAGCAATTCGCACAGACGAACAATAGACTGCTCTATATCCACAAAGGTGCCGACTATACCAACGCCATCACCTACGACGGACATGACCACCTCTATTGTGGCACACTCAGCGACAACGCCATCACCGAAGACAAAGGAACGTTCTCGGTCGGAATGGTCTACGACATTTCCTCAGTAGGCAACACCCTTGTAGTAGCCACCAGTAGCGGACTGCATTACATACTCTTCAAGGAAGGCTCTTACGTCGACCTCGGCACAGAACTGCCGACATATCGCTTCGACCCGCAATTCCCTGCTGCAACAATGGACGAACTTGGCGAGACCATGCCTTGCGCCATGGACGGCTTTGTAGATGTCAAGTACTACAAAGCCAATTACGATTCCAGCGGTAATTTCACATCTTATTCTGAGGGGTCAGCGGTTGCTCTCAAATATGACTTTATGGGCTATACACCAAAAGCAGATGGAGAAAAGAAGGACGACCTCAGGAACGCTATTCAAGGTCATGTTGCCGCACGTATTGCACGTGTCAAGGAGAAGAATTTCTTTGCTTTCCCTTTCTTTGTACGTTGCGCATTGCGTCTTTACGACGGCTCTTATGCTCGCATCACAGCGCCCATTGCGTGTTATCCTACGATTAGCCGCAACTGCCGCTTTACGCCAGCATTTTACAATAAAGACAAAGGGGCATACGAGGAGACGACGGGTGTTTTGGCATTCCCCGTATATTTCATATATAAGATTTACTATGCACCGTTGCAATACCGTATTACTGAAGCTAATGGTTTTTCTGATTGGAAGGATATTGTCAAGGAATTTGTTGTTTTTGCTTCCGACGATGTTATTCCGTTCGAACTCGATGGCAAATACAGCATCCTTCTCCCCAATGAAATAACCGATAAGACGTTTGTTAATCGCATTGCCAAGCCAGCATCCATTTTCGGAGCCGATTCAATTTCGGTTACAGGCGAATACAAGTTTACTTCATCAGGCTACAAACCTCGTTCTGTTATATACCCTACATACAAATCCGAGAAGCAAATCATTGACGAGCTTGTAGGCAAAAGCCAGTTCTTCAAACTATTCTCCGTAGACATAGCTTCCGCTAACATACTATCCTACGAAGGGACATTCGTTCAGCCGTACATCGCCCCTAACACTGTTGCAAATCTCACGTCGCAGGAGCAACTTACTGTTGACGACTACTACGGTTGGACTAAGATGATACCGCAAAAGGTTATCACATATAATGGACGTATCAATATGATTGGTGTTAAGCGCAAGCCCTTCGACGGATTCCCGTTCCTTACGTGCTTTGGTGCCGAACAGAGTTCGAACGATACGAGAAGGCATATTGGCTATTACGTAAAGATAAATTCCACGGCCAAGACATGCGTCAAGTCACCGTCCCCTATGTCTCAGCGTTATCCCAACACGGCTGTATCGTGGTTCTTCTATCCCGACCCTAATGCTTATGAAGCTGTTGTATATGACGATAGCGGTCATGCCGTTACAATGCCCCTTAAACGTCACCCGATGCTTAACGGTGCATACGCATTCCCTTATTTGCCGACACGCGACCGTTTGACTTCGTCCGGATCTACACCCTCCCCCACCTCCTCCTACGAAGTCCTCGACTCCCAAATCTTCACCTCCGTTGTCAACAACCCCTTCGTCTTCCAGGCATCGGGCGACAACACCGTAGGCACTGGCTCTATCCTTGGCATCGCTGCCAACACCGAGCCTATATCACAGGGACAGTTCGGACAGTATCCGCTCATCGTCTTCACTACTGAAGGCATATACGGACTCTCCGTCAACTCCGAAGGACTCTATTCCGCATCCTATCCCATTTCGCGCGAAGTCTGCAACAATCCCGAGTCAATAACACCCACGGGCAATGTCGTCTACTTCACCTCCGACAAGGGACTCATGGCTGTATCTGGCGGTTCTGTACGTTGCGTCAGTCCACAACTCTCGGGAGCCAATCCGCCGTACTCCGACGCTACGGTCAGTTTCCTTACCTTCGTGCGCAATGCATTCCTTGCCTACGACTATCGCGACTCGCTGCTGTTCATCTACAACGTCAGCTACGACTACGCATACGTCTATAATCTTCTTGACGGAACATTCGCCACCATATCCCTCGGCTCTAAGCGCATACAGCGAGCTGTGTCCAACTATCCCGACACCCTACTGCAAGACTCCAATAATAACGTCTATTCCTTCAGCAAGATACCTGTTGCCCAAGCCGACACTCAGACGTATTCCGGTACGTTCACAACACGCCCCCTCAAGCTCGGCTCGTCCATACAGCTCAAGACCATCCATCAGATAGTCCATCTGTTCAACTCTGCTGGCGGAACTCTCAATCTGACAGTCTGGGCATCCAACGATTGCCATAGTTGGAACAAGCTGTATTCCCTCCACGGCAAGCCATGGAAGTACTACCGCTTCCGCTACACTCTCTCCAATATCTCGGCATCTGACACCTTCGCTGGCACAGTCATCGACTTCACCCCACGCTTCACCAACAAGATAAGATAAAAAAAAGGTGCCAGCACCTCACGGCGACAGCACCCAAATCATGAAAAAAGTATTCAATTAACTAACTAACCTTAAATCTTAAAAACGAAAACACAAAACCTAATATGTAGCAGTACAAATGTAGCAAACCATTTACGTTTGGTATAAGCATCATTATCAATATCACAGGCATTCCTGCCTTCAAGTATTCCTTCCATCTTCCCGTCTTGCCCCACATAATACCGAACATCGCAAACAGCATACCCGACATACCCACAGTAGGCTTGTCCGCCCACATCGGCATCCAGCTCGCAGCCACGGCTATCACATAGCCTACCGCTACGTTCATGCGCTGTCTCACGCCCCATAGCACAAACAGGTTCGCTGCCATATGCCACACGTTCGCATGCAGAAAACTATAAGTGAAGTGAGGTAGCAGTCCGCCGTGCGCACTGAAACCCTCCAGTCTACTGCCTGCCGTCAGCAGCACGACGCTTAGCGTTGTCAGCAGCAGCTTTACTCTTACGTCCACTGCCATACACTTCGCCATGTCTGAAATCCTTACCATAAAGTCTGCATTTGACAAACGTGTCCTTAATCGTGCGGGGAGCCATGAAGAACTCCGGCGCTGGTTGTGATACTATAATAGGGCATAAAAACCACAGCGACTTGCCTATATACTCCTTTCTCTGAGTCAGCTCCTGCATCCTCTCAAACAGCGAGTAGTACAGCCTCTGCTTGTTGCTGCCCAATGCGTCCACAATCGAGAAGTCACCCACAACCATCCTTCGCAGCTTCTCGTAAGCCTCCTTCGCTGACACGTAATAACGTGGAGCAGGATGCTTCGCTATCTTGTCCCATACCTCCTGCTGGCTCCAGCACTTGGGATATACGTCACGATAGGCTTTTGCCAAGTCTTCACGCTGCATACGGGTTATATCATAATTCTGTTTGGTCATAAGGCTGTGGGTTTTCGATACAAAAATACGCAAACTTAGCCACATAACCAAGTTTGCGTATCAAAATTAAACACTAATAATCAATAATTAGCAATTAATAACCCTAATCACCAAAGGCTCAGAAAGGCCTAAGAAGGCTTAGTTAGGCTCACACTCTCAGCCTTAATCATCACTAACCTTATCCATCTGCTCCACAGCCTTCTGCATTATCATTTCGATGTTCTTGTTGGCAAAATCCACCTGCTTCTTGTCGTCAGCGTTCAGACGCTTCATCTTGTTCCAGCGCTTCATCTGCTTCTCGGCATCTTTGATAATACGGATTCTTGCGTAGTCAGCCGACTGTTCGAATCTGTGTCTGTCGGCAGCGTTACGTATTCTCTCCGTCAGCGGAACGTTCTTGTTCTTCAGCATCGAGTAGTTGCTCGTGCCCTTCTCCATGCTTTCCTTGTAGCCATACCACTTCGCTTTCGTTCTTGCCATGCTCGTCTGTTCCGAAGGAGTGTACATCAGCGAACGCAAGAATGGTATGTCCTTGGTCTCAATCTCCTGTTCCCTACCGTCAGCATACTTCAACACCAGTCCAGTTCCACGGGTTATGAATGTGGCAGCACCACCGCCAAGAGTTCCTATGATATGGTTCAGCATTGCAGGATCAGTAGCCTCGTCAAGCAGACTGTTGCCCCTCATGTTCTCGTTGCCGGGAGCCACGTCGTTAGTCTTGGCATTCACCCACTTGTTCAAGTCCATCAGCTTCTCGGGAGTTCCGCTGTAGGCATTCATCCATGCAGGACGGTTCTTCGTGTAGTCACCCTCTCGGCGTATCGGCGTACCCTTCCAGTCGCTGTTAAGCCACCATTCCACAAATGGAGCAGCAGCCGTAGGCAGCACACCCTTCAAGAGTTCCTTTCCTGGCTCTTTGTCAGAGGTAGCTGAGTTCATGAAGTCCACTACTGGCAGCAGCTGCGACATACAGCCCACAGCGTCCATTGCTGCGTTTCTCGTACTCTTCACGTTCTTTGCAGCAGGTATACCTGCTGCAATGTCACCAAGTCCGTAGAAGGCCCTCAGCTCAATCGCAAGCGGAATGGTCACGAACTCACCGCCACCTTTATATATACACAGGTTGTTTCTCCTTATGTATTCCGGCAACTCGCCATACGGGTCTTTCACGCCCTTACGCTTCTTCTCGTCCTCGTTCGCAATCATGGCGTTGTTCACGACAGCAGCCATTATGCCCAGTCCGAAAGGCATAGCCATCATTGAGGCGACAGTACCCACAAGCGCCTTCTTCACGTTGTTCATGAGCAAGTGTGTGCTCTGCACGCCAGCGTTGAAGAACATCGAGTAGTTCCTTAGGTAGCTCGCAATGGTGCCGTACACATTTCTGCGCATTTCCTTGCTCGTGCCCATTTCTCCGTTCTTGAACGTCTTGATGGCGTCACCCGAACCGTGACGGTTGAAGTTCGTCGACACCTGCTTGGCATCATAGGCACTTCTCACAGCCGAGCGTCCGAGGTCTCTTGATGTACAGAAGGTCGCAAATCGTGCCATGTTCTCTGCCACCTCATTCAGGTTCTCCACGTTGCCTACGAGGAAGTCACGAAGCGCCTTGCCAGTCTTCGCCACCTTGCTGTGTTCACGGCTTACGTCGCGCTTATAATCCTTCTCCCATTCCTGCATCGTCTTCACCTGCACCCATCCGGTCTCACCGCCGTTCTGCATAAACTCCTTGAAGTAGCGCTCCATCTTCGAGTTGCCTAATGTGCCCTCTCTGTATCGTGCGTACAGGCCCATGCCTACGCCCTCCTTTAGGTCTTTCCACTTCAAGCTCTTCAAAGCACCTGCGCCCTCGTTGTATGCCACATTCAGCGGGTTAAGCTCCGCATAGTATCTCAGCCACTTCTTGCCGTACATCACACCCTCCTTTGCCGTTACGTTGCTCGATGCAAACTCCGCGTCACGTATGATGTTACGCATCACAAACTCCGGTGAGTACGAGGTGGCCATCTGAGCCATGAAGCGTGTAGTGCTCTTCAATCCTTTCAGTAGAGCGCTGTTGGGCGAACTGTTCTCCAGCATGCCGTTCAGAGCCTGTGCAGCACGAGGATTGCCCATCACTACGAAACTGTGTGTACGTCCGGCTATCTTCACGTCCACGAAGTGCTCGCTCTTGTTCTTCGCCCTCGCAAACTTGAAGCCTATGTCCGTGCTGTTGCTCAGCGTCTTTGCCTCGCCTTTAGCCTGCTTCGTCTTCATGTCTGTTTCAAAGGCATCCACAATGGTTGCTATATCATGAGCGCTCGCATTGTCGGGTATCTGAGGATAAGCCTCCTCCCAGATGTCGTTGCCGTTCATGTCCGTGCCTTTCTTCTCTACCCACACCTTCGTTTCCTTCACAAGGTTCTGCTCTCCGCTGTTTCTCACGAATCGGGCAAACGCCTGCTTCACGGCGTTCTGTCCGCCGTTCCTTATCGCACGGTTACCCATAGCGCCTATCTGTGCAAGCACGTTCACGTCGCTCAGACTCTTTCTGCCCTTGGCGTTCATCAGCGTTTCACCGATAAAGCCCTTGCCGTCCTCGCCGCTTATATATCCGTATACATCCTCAGCGGTAGCCTCGTCAAACTTTCTCAAAGGCACATACCAGTCAAACATACTGGCCACACGGTCTCGAAGTTCTTCGCTCATCAGTCCGTTCTCATAGTCCGAATTGATAGAGTAGTCCGTGGCGTCCTTTATTCTCTTCCAGAGATTATCCACCGAACCCTTCTTCAAGCTCTCCATCTTCGCCTCCTGGCTCATTACAGAGTCTATAGCTCCAGCGTCGTCATAAGGGCTCTTCAAGTCGTCTATCTCTTGCAGACCGTGCATACCCGAGTAATCGTGTTCCTCAGCCTTGAAGTCCTTGTCTATGTTCTGCACAATCCACTCGTCCATCTGACGGTAGTACTCCCTTAGGTCTATCTGTCCCGAGTCAAGTTTTCTTCCAAGGTCGTTCTTCTCGCCGTTCCAAGCAGCCTCCAAAGCATCAATGCTATCGGATTCTTCACTCTTCACTTTTCTCTTTTCTCTTATCTTGTCTCTCACGAACAGCACTCTGTTTCTTTCAAGTCCGTGCTTGCCTATCATGTACAGGTTACACTCTCTTATCTTCTCCTCGGTGTTTTTGCCTGCAAAGCTGTCCAGCACGTCGCTCATAGCCTTGTCCAGCGGTTTCATCACCTGGTGCTCAAACAGAGTCATCTTGTCGCTCATCGCACCCTGCATGGTGTTCTGCAGAATGTAAGGGTTCATCGAACTCTTCACGTCCTCAATCTTCTTGATTGACGGGTCTACAGCCCTCATCAGCTTGTCAAGCGAAAGCATGTTGTCCATAAACGCCTCTGTAGCCATATAACCGTGAGCGTCCAGCATCTTGTGGTATCGGTCAAGCGCAGTGGCAGCACTCGGGGCTGTACGGTAGTGTATCTGTCCGTCCGTAGCCTCATCCCATTCTTCTTTGGTCATATCCTCGAAGTCATGGTTCTTGCCGTCGTTCTCGTAGAACTCGCCACCGTGGATTTTCGTATACTCCACATTCTCGTGCTCTATCTTCCACTTCACGGCATCTGCCCTCATCTTCCACCACGGATCATTGCCTTTCTTCTGTACGTTCTTCGCCAGCCAGAGCATATACTTCACGTCCTTCACGTTAGGCGATATTCTGTAGCCTATCTCGTGCAAGGCATCTGTCACCTTGTTCTTGATGTTGTTCCAGAACCCAGGCTCGCCCTTACCCTTCTCGGCGCTCTCGGCTATGAACTCCTCTATAGCGTCATAGAAACCCATAGCGTCCTTGCCCATCCGCTCCTTTACGTAGGCTCTAAGCTCAGCATTCACCGGATTGTCCAAGTCCATCCAAAGACCTCTCATATAGTCGTTGAACTTGTCTCCGAGCAATCCTCTCATGCCCTTATGTCCCACGGTCTCGTGCCAAACGGTTTTCTCCGCAGTATACGTGTCATGGATGTTCGGCATATACAGATGCACCTCGCCTGTATTCTCGTCATACCAGCCAGTCACCTGCTTGCCGTTCTCAATATCACGGCGCACCTGCTCGTTGCCAATCTCCTCAACCGAGTTCACCATCTTCACCTTACCACCAGTCTGCTTCGATACTTTCTCCACAGTCTCAGCAATCCTGCCTTCCAATGGCTTAGATAGGCCCAGTGAGGCATAGCCAGACTTATCACTCTCTTTCCTAAAGAAAGTCTCCCCATCTGTTAAATTTTTACTCTCATCAAGCAGTTTCTTGCCCGAATCGTAGGATTTCTCAACTCCTTGCAGTAACTTTGCAGTTGAAATATAACCGTTGGTTGCACTGTTCAAAGGGAGACTGTCGGATTCGTTCGCTTTCTCGGAACCTTCCGACGTTATATTTTTAGAGTTGCTTGGTGTCGTGTCCAAAGGGGAACTGTCGGGTAACACCGCTGTGCCAGGAGCGTCAAGCAGCTCTATTTTTGTTACCTCATAGCTATGAGGTTTGTTTTCTTCCCCACCTCTAAACTCTTGCATAGTAGTCTTCACACGGTATGTTTTACCGTCTATCTCCACTGCGCCATAAAGTCTATGCACCAAAACTCCTTCTCCGTATCCATTCTCTACACTACGCAATCCGTCCTCACCCTTCTTGTAATCAGGATGAATCTCTGCCTCGATGCTTTCATGGATAACATCTGTAAGTTTAGGAAGCACAGAAAGATGTACGCCAAGCTCATCACTTTTGCTTACTGCGCTTAATGAAAGATATTTTTCTACAGCTTTTTTGCTGATAGTGTAAGGAGTACCGTCACGCATTGTAGGCAAATCTTGTTTGTTAGTTGTAACAAGATTTTCCTTTGCCCATGTTCTTGCTTCTTCTATCGCTCCCTTGCTATCACCTTCAAAGCCATGCTTCTCAACCTCTACAACTTTCACCTTCTCCTTATTCAGATTAGGCATAACGATACCTTTCTCCTCCACAGCTCTGTCTCTCACAGCGTCAAAGTGTTCCTTGCTGTCTGAGAAGGTGTTGCCAAGTTCCATGCGGTAATGCTGCTTCGCCTTATTATACACCTCGGCAGCATGCTCGATTCTGTACATCACACCCTTGCCCTCGTACTTCTTCTTCAAGTATCGCTGCATTTCCTCCTCGGTCATGTCAGCCAACTTGCAAGTCAGCTTCTTAAGCTCGGCAAGCACAGCCTGGCTCGTCTCGTTTCTTGTCTGACGTTCCTGCTGTTCAAAGGTCTCGTACGTACTGGCAAGGAATTTCTTCTTCTGCTCGGCACTATATCCCTCCATATCAAACGGAATAGAATAGTCCTTCCAATCGCCTCTGACACGCACGTTGATGCCACCTTCGTTAAAGTCTACCCGCACATTCTTCAACTCCTTCAAGTCCTTCACGGTCTGCTTGCTCTTCTTCATCATTATCGCTTTCGTGTCGATAATGCGGTCGGGCATTTCCACGTCGCGCAAATCCTCGAAGAAGTCCTCTATCTTGTCGTAGTGTCCGCCCAAGTCCCATTTCTCTACGCTGCCAGCCTTGGCACGCATAGCCTCGTTGCTTATCTTGTCCACTACTACCACACGGCAGACAACATTAGTACCTGCCTGTTTGAACACGATGTCGGGCAGCTCTACCTCCGCACGCATTACGGCGGTCTTCTCGCCCTCAATCCATTTGTCAAACTTCTTGTCTGTCGAACCTCTTGGAATAAGGGCCACAACACGACCGCCTTCCTCCAAGTGTTTGAATGCCTTACCCAAGTGGGCAATGGCTGTTGCACCGGCTGTACCGAACGGCGGGTTCATCACCACAACGTCGTGCTTGTTGCTGATGTCATAGTTCTCGAATATGGTGTTTTGGAACTTTCGGCCCAGTCCTCCTGCCTTCAACTGTAGTTTGGTGAACAGGCTCTGACTCGGCTCTATCGCTACCATTTGATTGCCCTTAGGCGCATATCTCGCTATAGCACCGTGTCCAGCACTCGGCTCCAGCACTGTATCGCCTTCGCCCATATTCGCCCATTCCATCATCTTGTAGCCCAATGGTTCCGGGGTTGGAAAGTAGTCCACACCCTCACGGTTGCGAGAGTTCAGCTTCTGGTTTGAGTAGTAGTCAAGCACAGCATTGTCAAATCCGTCTGTGCTTTGGTCTTTAGGCGCGTCAAATTCCTTGCCGCCTACGCCCTGCTGATCGATAGGCACTACTCCGCTATGTTCCAGTATACCGTTGGCGAAACTGTCTCTTAGGCTTCTTGCCTGACTGCCAAGCGCAAGGTTCTCAGTTGTCGATACCTGGTTGTTGAACTTCTGACCGAACAGCATCATTTCTGAGTTCAGTCCCAATATCGGGTACTCAAATATGGCGTTGCTCTTGTTGCCGATACGGTAGGTGCGTCCCTCTATCTGCAATGCCGTGATAGGACTTTGTGGCAGAGCCAATGTTATGCACACTCGCTGATGCTCGCCCGTCTTGTCATGCAGGGAGATTCCCTCCTTGCCGCTCGCCTCCTGAATCACGATGATGTTCTTGCCGCTGTTGTCATCGTTGAAAATGTCCACGGCCTTGTCCTTCACCTTCGAGCTTTCCTTTCCGCTGAAGAACAATACCTTGTCCTTGCCGAACACCTTGGCTATCTGCTCTCTCGGCATGCTGTAGTCCAGTGTCTGCTCCCACTCCAACAAGTCGGCATACTTCTTTCTGAAGTCCTTCACAGCCTGTATCGCCTTCTTCTGCTCTTCGCCTGGTTTCATTAACGCAATCGAGCGGTTTGCCTGCTCCAGCATCGAGGCGAACGGCGGCTTCAAAGGCTCCTTTGTCTCCACTCTTCTGTGGAATATCACTACCTTGCGCCCTGCATCCAAGTGTGCCTTTATGCGCTCTATGATGTTTGCCACCTTCATAGTCTCAAACAGAGCGCTGCCATAATTATAGTCGCCTATCGTCCTACGGTAAGCGTCTGCCAACACTCCGTGTCCTCTTACGGCATCCTGCACAGCTTGGTTGAACTCCTCCGCATGGTCGGGAGATACCGTCGGGAAGTCTCTTGAATAGTCATACGGACTGTCTATGATGCGTCCGCTCATAGTGCCTAACGTGTGTTGCAGATAGTCCGAGAACTCAATCTCCTGCTTGGCTACAGCCTCGGGGTTGCTCGTGCTCTGCTCCAGTCTGTTGTAGCGGAACTTATATGCAGCTCCAAAGTGGTCAAGATAGAACTGTGTGCGTCCGCTAATTCTTCCGCCCTTTTCCACTTCGGGATACTTGAAGATGTAACCCTCCGCATAGTCAAGATTCTCACGAGTGTTGAACGGTGTTGCCGAAAGGAAGATTGTCTTCGTGTCCTTCCACTCGTTCTTTGCCTGCGCTTTAAGTTTAGGCTCCACTTCGTTTGTGTAATGGCTCAATGCCTTCACAAACTCGGCGTGTATCTTGCCAAGCTTTGGGAAGTTGGCATAATCTCCAGGAGTAAATCCGTTTCTCTCCTTCGGCAACATTCTGCTTGTAGCATAAGCTACGTCACGTGGTGTCGCGCTCGGATGGCTCGCTTTGTATTCGTCCTGTATACGTTTCACTTCCTTGCCGCGCTCAGCGTCAAACCGTTCACCAAGGCTTTTCATCTTCTGATAGTCCTTGTTCGTCTCCTGCAATCTCAAGAAACAATGGTTCTCGCTTCTGTTCGTCACCATGTAGTGCTGCATACTGCGTGCTGTCTCCGTACCATTCTTGTTCTCCATGATACGGTGGCTCTCGTCGTATATCACAGCGTCCCACTTGGTTTCCAGCAGTTTCTTGTTCACTCCGAAGTTGGCGAATGTGGTGATCACCACGCCCTCGCCGCTTTCTGTCGTAGCCGTTGTGCCACGCTCCTTGGCTATGCTGTCAAGGTCGCGAATCTCCATGTTCAGGTTGCGTCCGTCCTTTATCCAGTCGCTCACCTTCTTCTGACTCGGGGTTACAATAAGTATACGTCCCTTGCCTTGCTTCACAAGTCGCTTGGCAACGCCAAGTCCCGTAAATGTCTTGCCCGTACCCGTACCGTTCGTGAACATGTAGCCCTTGCCGTAGGCGTGCTCTCTGTCCGCGTGCTCCTTGCCGAAGAACTACGTCTCCGCTCTCAGTACGTCTTCCTGCTGTTGGGGTAGCAGATAAGGCAGAGTCTCCTCGATATTCTTTATGTCGCCCACCTTCACCTTGATAGGCTCGGCGGCCACCTGACGCTTGTACTTCTCGGCATTTGGCGTAGCTATCTCCTTCTTCATGCGCTCCGTTCCGAGAATGCTTGCCCATTCGCTAAGCTTATGGGTCACACCGTCAACCTCGATGTTGGAGTTCCACATGTTCTTGATGTAGTCATACACCTCCTCATCGCTAAGGCCGAGCTTTGTTAAGTGACCGCCGAAGCTGCCCTTCATGGCATCTATCCAGTCGTTAAGCTTCACAACGCCCTTCTTGATGTGGAGATAGCCCAACTTTGTCAGCGCAGGAATCAACTGCTTGTACACGGCCATCTTCTGCTTGTTGATACCAAGCTTGCCCAACAGATGGTCGCTTGCCAAAGGAATGATAGAAGCGTTTGTACGGTCGCTTATGATACTGCCCTTGGTTCTTCCGTCAAAAAGGCTGTTGAACAAATCGTCAACCAACGACTGAGTGTCGCTGATTTCCTTGTCTATCTGTTCTACTGTTGACAGATTTCGGCTATCAATGCCTCGTCCGCCGGTAGCTTCACCAGCTTTTTCATCACTAAAGTTGCCACTTTCTTCATTTCCTCGCTCACGTACATCACGTCCCGTGCCACGTACTCCACGGCTTCCTCTGGGCTTAGTACCTCCAGTAGATACTGGTTCCACTCTGGATGCTCCTCCGTGAACTTGCTCACCGCCCCGTTCTCCAACAGCAGTAGTAGCGTGTACCTTGCCACTCTCTCCGCCAGATACTCGTTCTCCTGACTGTACAGATTCTCCTCTTTCAGGATTTCCGTCACCTTCGCTTCCACCCAGTTGTCCGCTATCCACTCCTTGTGGTCGGCTGTCAGTTCGTTCCAATCCTTCGCCGCCTGCATTATCGGCAGCATCCAACTGTGTTCCGTCTTCTGTTCCGCTACTTGGTACAGAATCTCGTTCTCTATTCCTAACATTGTCGTAAACTGTTAAATAAGATAATGTGTTAATAATATTCTTGTCTCCGTTGAGATAGGCCACGGCGTTTGCCTTGTCTACGCCATCACAATCAGAGTTCTTAATCTCGTCAGCATCAAGAGGTTTCTTCTCGGTTTCGGCTACCTGCTCGTCAAACTCCATGTCAGCCCAAGGCTTGTCTATCTTCTCGGCTTCTTCCTTGCCAAGCTCCTCGCCTATTATCTTGCGTCTCTCAACCAAGCCGATGCCCTTGCCTCTCAGCGTAGAGTCCATCAGGCCCTTCAGCTTGTCTGTCAAACGCTTCACCTCGCTCGCGTCGCCACTCTTCTTTGCCTCCGCAAGCTCAGCACGCGCCTTCGTTATCTGCTCGTCCTTGAACAGCTCCGCCGCCTTCCGCATCCCATCCAAAGGATTCGCCTTAGGTTCCTTGCCGTCACCCACAGGCTTAGCACCCTCAGACTTCTCCCCAGGCTGTTCCCCTAGCTTAGTAAGGCCCAGTGAGGCTTCGGAAGGCTCATTACCCTCAACCTTAGTATCGGATTCTTCCCTCTTCTCTTTTCCCTCTTCACTTCCCCTCGGGTCTACTCCCTTTGCCCAGTCTGCCAGTACCTTGTCTGCCACTTCCTCGGCTGTCGTAAAGTGAATGCCAAGCACATCTGCCACGCCCTTCCAATACTTTGTCAGAGCCTCCTTTACCTTCTCCAGGAATCCCTGTGCCTTTGCGCTCTCGGTCACGCTCTTGCCATCCTCAGCAGCGAGTTTTCTCACCACGTCTTCCAGCTTCTTCGTTCCCTCGCGTCCCGAATAGGTAGTAATCATTTCCTCATACAAGGCATCGCCTTCCAGTTCGGGGTACAGCTTCTGCACCTCATCCTTCAGACCCTCCACCTTATCAAAGAGCTTCTTCACATTCTCCCACTCCTTGGGATTTACACGGCGCAGCATGTCACACCACAAGTGCGCATACTCATGCAGCGGTGTCTCTGGCTTCATCTTCTTCGTGTCGAGATAAATCTTCTCACCGTCAGTAAAGCCATAAACCTCGCCGTCCTTGGTACGGAACTCTTTCACGGCTTTCTTTACCTTGCGCTCGGCTTTCTTCTGTTCTTTAATGGAAGCCTTTATCTCCTCGTTCTTGCCCCATTTCAGATAAGCGTCCTTCGTCATTTTTACATCAACGAATTTTGCTTGTGGAAATTCTTTCTCCAACTCAGCCTTCTGCTTCATGAAAGCGTCCTTAGTCTCCTTGCCTACACTTCCTGTCTCCTTAATGGTGATAGGAACGCCAAGCTTGGCAAACTCTCTTATCTGATTAGGGGTAAATGTGTTCCAAGGAATTGCAAGGTCTGTGCCTTCAAGTTGTTTTGCAACCTTCTCGGCCACCTCAGAGTCTGGCACTACTCGTATAGCTTTTCTCCATCTTGACAACATCACGTTTCTCTGACGCTCCTTCGGCAAAAGACCATTAACCGAACCGGAATGCCAAGGCACCATACCTACAGAGTCCTTAGCTTTCTCGGCATGATATCCGCTATCAAGCTCACTCTTAGGAATAGACCATTCCACTACTCTGATGTTTCCGCGTGCATAAGCTCCAGTAAACTGGTCGTTCATCATAGATGTTGAAGTGTGCATATAAGGATTGTAGGCTGCTGGCACATCGCCTTCTCCTGCTCCTTTCTTCTTGTCTGTCTTTACAAGTACGAATGTACCATCATCTTTCACAAGGTCAGGACGCTCGTCTGCACGATGCCAATCGCCCATTTCGACAGAGTCTGTTCGCTTGCCGTCAATAATAGCCGCCATAGGAGAATAAAGCTTGCCGTCAATAATCTGCATTCCGCTATACATCGGGAACGTATCTTCATTGTTCAGCATGTCAAGCTCCGCTTGGTCTGTCACCTTATGGAACTTAACGTCGCTTCCTTCTCCGCTATCTGCATTTCTAAGAACCTCCTCAGCCTCCTTCTCGTCCGTCACCACCTCAATACCTGTCTTCTTGGTTATCTCCGTGGCAATCCGCTTGACGGCCTTGTCTACTTCTCGCTGTCCTTCTGTTGGTTCGCTTCCTCCTCGCGCTTGCGGTTCAGTTCCCTCAGAGCTGCCAGCATCGCCATTTCCTTCTTTGCTTGAATGTCTTGTTTCATAGTCTTCCCAGTTTCTAAGTTTCAAAAATTCCTTTACAAAATCCTCCTTCGTAGGTCTCTCGCCGAACATTTCCGTCTGATTAGCGTCCGCATAAGGAGCAGCATTTCTGTTATATGCCATCATCAGCTCGCGGAAGTCCTCAACCTTGCCCTCCAGAGCAAGAGCGATAGCCTGCGAGATAGGGTCGTATCTGTCAGCAGCGTTCTCGCCAAACATAGCAGGAGTTCGCAAGTATGCATCCACACCGCTTCCGCCTTGACGTGCCTCGTACAACAGCTGCACAGCCTGGTCTATCTCCTTCATCAGGGCATAGTCGCCAAGCTTCATATTGTCCGTCACGGCACGTATGCCGTTCAGAGCCTTAGTTTTCAGCATAGCGTCTGCACCCATCATGCGGATAGTGTTCTCCGAGAATACGCTACCCAATAGCAGGTTCTTCACGAAGTCCTTGCCCGAAGCCGAAAGCTTGTTCTCACCCTCACGCAATCCAGCTACCTCGTTCAGACCTATCACGCCCTTATCTACCAAACGTGTCAACAAAGAATTTATTGCCGACGGATTGTTAAAGAATGCGTCAAGACTACCGCTTCCCTCTATCTCCGATATAATAGCACTAATCTCGTCAGCCGAAAGCTTCTTCGAGTTCGCCACTGCCTGCTGAGTATTACCCTGCGCTTTCTTCTCGTTCTTGTTGAACTTGGCGAAGGTTGCCGTGTCATACTTCATCGGCTCGTCGCTCACAAGCACAAGGCGCGGATGCTTTATTCCGCTCTGCTCTATCTGCTCCGCCGTGAAGCCGTAGTTCTCTGCATTCTCCTTCAACGCTTCAAGATAAGCGCCGTCGGTTCCGTTCTTTGCAGCTTTCTGTCCTGCCATCGTTCTGCCGTTACCGTCAACAACAATGCCGTCAGATGTCACAACCGGCACCTGGTCTACTGCCTGTCCGTCATACTTCATGGCTATCATATCCGTTACCAGCTGGGCCTGCTTGTCATTCTCATAGTCACGGTCATTGATAGTCCTGCCTTCTTCGTTCACGGGGAAACCCTCACTCTTCTTATATCCGTCGTTGGCATTATGCGAAGGTGTCAGACTGTCTGCTTCAACAATCTCATAGTGTCCTCTTAGCTTGCTTCCGTCAGCCAATGTACGTGTACGCTTGTTGCCCACAATACGCTTACCGCTTTCAAACTTCTCACGAACAGCGCCTAAATTACCTGCTTCACTTACCGAACCTTCTTCACCTACACTACCTACCTTCTCCATTCCAGCCTTAACCTTATTCGCGGTCATTACCTTCTTGATATTGGTATATAGCTCCAGCTCTGCTTTGGCGGCATCAACTGCCTTCGCCTTCTGAGCCTCAGCTTCCTTGGCGTCGTTCAAGTCGCCCGTGTAATCCACCTTTATCTTCTCGGCACCCTTCAGCGTCTTCTCGGCTCGCTTTATCTGTCCGTCCACAGCAGCCTCAGCGTTCTCGCCAAACTGCGAAGACATCCACTCCGCACCCTGCTCAGGTGTCATCTGCGAGTAGTCAGCAGTCTCACGACCTTTCGAGTCCTTCATCATCGGCACAGGCGTACCGTCCGCAAGAGTAGCAACCGGCTCCTCACCCACAGGAGTAGTCTCTTTCTCACCCACAGGCTTAGTCGGCTCAGAAAGGCCCAGTAAGGCTTCGTTACCTTCCTCTCCCTTTGGCTTAGTCGGCTCAGCAGGCTCAGTAAGACTCGGCTGTCCTTCCTCACCCCCAGACTGCATTTCCGCGTATACGGTAGAGTTCAACTCCTCCAGCTGTCGCTGATAGTCCTTCGCATACTCTTCGCTTGACGTGGTACGTTCCAGTGTCACGTCCTTGGCATGCACGAAGTCCATTTCACGGGTAGCAGGGTCATACACCGTCAGCATATCACCGTCACGTACTCTGCCTTCACCATCAAACGCAACGTCTCCAGCTCCAACAATCAGCACCCTACCCTTGTCGTCCTTCACGAACACCATCTGCTCGCCGTTCTGCTTTTCGCCGTTCAGCTCGCCCTTATAGCTCCACTGGCCGACGTGCTTCTGTGTCGTCTCCACAATCTTGTCCTGCGTACCCTTGAACATTCCCTGCGCTTTCGACAACGCATTGATATAGTCTGCAAGTGGTGCAAGCTGTTCCTGTGTCAGTCCGGAATTGAACAGCTCCATATAAATCTGCGGATTGCTCATGCCAGCCTTCTGCATACGCTCATACTCCTCCTTCAGCACATCATTGCCGTCCATAGCTGCCTGCAAGGCATCCTCTGCCTTCGTAAGGTCACCAAGCACCTCAGACGCAGCCTCATTGTTAGGAGTCTCAGTGCCCAGACCGTTCTCCTCAACCACGTCCTTGCCCTCAGTGTTCGACTGCTCTGCATGCAACGTACCAGGTACAAACTGCTCGTCCTCGTAAGCCTTTCTCAGAGCCACACAAGCGTTCTGTTCTTCCTCGCTGCGTCTAAGCGGTTGTTTGTCCATTGCAGCCTTCAACTGCTCTGCAGTCATGCCGTTAGCCTCTGCTACAGCTTCAAGAGTTGCCTGTGCCGTCTTCTCATCCTTAATCTGTGCAGCACCATAGGCATTGCTCAGACGCTGATCCTCACGCTTCATGTTCAGCGAGTAAATAATGGAGTTACGCTCGTCAATGCTCTTGAAGCTGTTCTTCGACAGCAGTTCTCCATTCTTGCTGTATTCGTTCACAGAGCCGCCTTCAATACGGCAATTCTCCATCATCGGACGTGCCGAAGGAACGGTGCCCATAACCAAAGCCGAGAACTTTGCCTTTGTGTCCCAAGGAATGGTGTTGTCTGCCATTATCTCGTCGTAGGCTGTCTTCACAAACTCAGCGTCTGTGTCCTTCTCGCCCTTTCCTTTGGCTGCGGTCTTCTTTGCTCGCATCGCCCAAGATGTCAGACTCTCTTTTCTCGTCAGCGGATTGTTGTGTGCGTCATATCCATAGATTGATTCATTGCGCTTCGGCGCAGACGCGCTTCCGAACAGCTGCTCTTTCTCCTCATTAGTGAAGGTATATCCACCAAAGGCTGCTCTCTGTCCGTCCGATGTCATAAGACCATTAATGTTTCTCGCCACCATATCAAGGTAGCTTTCCTTTATGCCGTCCTTGCTCTGGCGCTTAGGCAGTCTTGCGTGTGTCAGCTTCAAGGCTACGACGTTAGCGCAAGCTTCAAGGTTACCCTCAACGCTCAGCCAGTCTGTATCGTGTCCCTCTATCGTCTTGGCTACATTACCGCCCATGTGCATACCTATTCCCTCCATGGCCAACTGAAAAGCCTTGGCAGGAATACGCTTCACTCCGCTAACATTATAGATACCTGCACCAACGACACCGCCAATGCCACCCATGGTAGCCCAGCTTGCACCTTCCGACAGACCGCCCATAGCCATCATCTTAACGGTATTGCCAATAGAAGTGTCGTCGCCAGTAGAGTAGTTCTGCACAGCTGCATTCGTCGAACCGTAAAGCACACCAGTAACACCTTGGCTCACCATGCCCGAACCTGCCATACGTGCTATACGACCACCTAAAGTACTGTTCGCAATCCTCGCTGTCTGAGCCACACCATTACCGAACACCTTTCCGGCTACGGCAGCGCCAACCTTTCCGGCAGCACCGAACACAGGAGCGTCAGCTACAAATCCTAATGTGCCTCGTGCCACTCTCGCTGCCATACCCGGATTAACATCGGGATTCTCCCCGTTGTCCGTCATAGCCATACCTTGCTGAGCGTATTGTCTCTGCTTCTTCGATGTCATGCCCATAGACATGATAGTGCCAAGCATCGACTCGTTTACACCACGAAGAATGTATTCTGCCGTGCTCTTCGGCATATTACGGCTCAACTCGCTCTTGTCAAAGTCTGATGCCAATTTTGCTTGCAGTCCAGGAATGAGACTCTTTTCTACATACTCCTCCGGACTAAGACCGTATGCAGCTGCTTTCAGTCCTATCTCCTCCTGCATCTTCGGATTTGACAGAAGACTTGTAATGTCCGCATTTGCCTTTTCTTGCAGATGTTTCAATAGCTTATCGGGATCAAGCTCCGCATTATACGCATCGCCTGCTGCCATAAACGAAAATGGAGAAGCCTTGCTGAGGGCCGACTCTGCTGCTGCACCTTTCGCAGTAGCTGTCTTGAACTCATTAATGATATTGCTCGATACGTAGCCGTCAAGGTGTTTGTTGGCAAACTCCAAACCGCTCTCGGCTAACTGGCGTTCAGCCTGCTCTTCAGTGTTTATAATGTGGCTGTTTATATCTGCGTCGCCTGTATCCACAACGGGAGTTTTCAGACGTGCCTCCTTTTCGCGCAATGGTTTCATTACGTCCTTGCCTGCTTCACGTCCAGCCTTCTCTATACGTCTATCGAGTGTCTGCTGCTCTCTGTGTGTCCTGCCAACCATCTGTTTCACAGCACTCGGCTTCGTGTAGTCTATGGGCATCTGCTCTTCATCGCGTCTTTTCAAGGCGTCAGCCTCCCTAAGACCCTTCACAAGCTCACTCTCCTTACCTCCCTCAACCAAAGGCTTAGTAAGGCTCATTGAGGCATAGCGAGGCTCATTACCCGATTCTTCACCTCCCCATTTCTCCTGCGCAACCCTATGCGCTGCCTTACCCAAAGAAGTCTTAGGCTGATACTTTTCCCTTCTCACGGTCTGTCCCGTAAACAGGTGAGCACCGAAGTCACCGACCCTGCCCGCATCCTTCACGTCAACATCACCTCTACGTCCCGTCTTGCGGTCTATCACCTCCATACGGGCACCTGGGAAAGCCTTCGCAAAACCCTCCCTGTCATTGTCAAACGCTGCCTTGTTCACAGTATGCCTGTTTCCCTTGGCATCCTTGAAATAATAATATCTGTTATCTGGCATATTTTATTGTTTATATAGTTACTTCACATACTGGCTCCAGTCTGTACCCCTGCCCTTGTTCGTAGGCTTGCTCTGGGGCTTCGGCTTACTGCCCGAGCCTTGCCATCTGATAGGATTGGCGCCCTTGCGCTGTTCCCTAATCTGTTTCGCCTGACTCTTCGATACGGTCTTCGTCACATTGCGCACCTTCTTCTTGCCCGAAGTGTTCACGCCACGCTGGGCTGTCGCGCTCGTTCTCACGTCCGTATATCCGAAACCGTCTCTGAATGTCTTTCTCAACGACTCGCCCTTGCCAGAGCTGTCAAGCAGACCATAACTGATAGCGCCTTGTATTATCTTGCGTGCTTGCGACATATTCGGCTTCACTACCGTGCCGTCACTTGCAGTATATCCGTTCAGCGCAAGCACCAGCTCACGCTGTTTCTGAGGAGTAATCATGCCCAAACGCCGCATTTCATCCCAAGCCTGCAATTCCTGTTGAGTAGAAAGCTGTTTCTTGCTTGCCAATCGGCCGTACGGAGTAGCATAGCCATAGCCGCCTCCTACACCGCCACTACTGCCGCTTCCCGAGCCTCCAGCCACACGTGCCTCCTTCGCTCTTGCTAAAGCCAGTCTGCTCGCACTGATGCCTTCCTGTGCTCTGTTATGACGTTTCGTTTCGCCAAGTCTTTCTCCCGACAGCTTCAAGTTGCCCTCCTGAATGCCAAGCATACCCTTACGATAATCATCCATGGCCTTAGCCGCTTTGTCTGCACGCTCGCCAGCCTTCTGTTTCAACTCGATGTTCATCGCCTTATAAGCTCTGTCTGCATCTGCTGATGCCTGCTTCATGCGTAGGTTGGCATCCTTATACGCAGCGTCCGCATCCAACGCTGCCTGTCTTGCACGATCATTCTTCCTCTGCTGCAGACCACTCTGCAGTCCCTCCACAGGATTGTTGAACCTCTGCAAAGGCGCACCCTTCGAAGTATTATAGATGTTGCCCATGTGTCTTATAGCATCCGCAAGCGTAGCAATGCGCATCTTGTTACGTGTCATACGCTCGTCGTACTCGTCTGCACTCTCACCACTCCTTATGCCGGGACGTTTCTTTATCAAACCGCCAAGCCAACCGAAGAAACCTCCGTCCTTCTTGGTGTCGTCTTTCTGAAACGTAGGAGCATTCTGCACAACAGGAACATTAGCAGCCCCACCGCCCACAGGCGCACCCACAGGCTTAGAAAGGCTCATTGAGGCATAGTCAGGCTTAGTCTCCACAGACGCACCCGCAGGCCCGAATCTGCCCACTATACCATTACCAGCAAAAGCATTGAACGGCGCAGTGCCCACAGGCGCAGAAGCGCTCACAGCTTTAGCCTCTTCCATCTTCCGTTCTTCACTTCCTACCATAAGCTGCAATATGTTTCTTTATAAGGTCACAAGCACCGTCAATCTGCTTGATGAAAGCCTCAGCCTTGTTGGCACGCTTATACTGAAAAGCTGCCTCCTCCTCAAGCATATCAACGTTCTCACGCAGACGGGCAATGCGCTTGGCGTTCTTCTTCTTTATCCTACCTATCACCCCCTCCTGATAGGTCAAAGCACTCTCAGCCGACTTCAAGCTACGTTCAAACCAGTCACGTTCCTTCGCCACACCAGCAAGCGCAGTCTTCAGACGCTCTATCTCAGCTGTCTGCTCGTCAATGAGCGAATCCCTCAACAGACCCGCTGCCTCCATCACGCGATTAATATCAGCCTTGCTCGGCTCAGGACAAACAACTCTCTTATTCTTTCTTTTCGACATAATCAATCAACATTTAACATTCAACACTCGATTACACTCCCGTCACGTTCTTCAACTTCTTGTTGTCGTACAAGGCATCGTGAATATAGTCATTCTCGTTAAGCTTCGGATTCAACGAACCGCCAGCAGCAGCCTTGACACCAGAAGAGTTCACGTCAATGTTCAGACTATTCTTACCCTTTCCGGAACCCTCCAACATCGAAGCTGCACCCATCAAAGCATTGCTCATGTTCTGACCCGCATCACTCGAATTCTGTGCCTGCTGGTTATAAGCAGCCTCACGCTCCCTCGAAAAGCCCATCTGATTCTGCATGTGCTGAGCAGATACACTCTCCTTCTTCGCACTGTCACGAGCACCGATGTTCGCAATCGCATCACCCATCGTTCTGTTGGCCGCCTCCTTCGCCATAGCTGTACTCGCTGCCGTACCTCCTGCAACAGCTGCTGCACCGTCCGCCTTACGGATGTAATTGTCCTGCACCTCCTGGGCACGACGCAACAAGTTCTGACCAGCCTTAGTATCTAAGTAGTCCGTGTTGTAAGCCTTGTCATACCAAGCCTTTTCTGCATTGGCTCGATACTGACGCTCCCTCGCTGCCTTCTTAGCTGCCCTGCGCGCCTTAGCACCACCAAACAAACTGCCCGCTACACTGCCTGCCAAACTCGCAGCAGCAGCTATCCACTGAGGATTGTTCGCTCCTGAAATCTCACTAATGCCCAATGGCAACCTCAAAAATCTATTCAATTCAAACATATAGCTTTATTTTAATCAATTCAAAAAATCTATGACCTCCTTTAATCACAGTACCTAAGGGGTAGGGACAACATCCTTTCCATGGAGTACCTTTCTGGCGGAAACAACAATGACACCCTATCAGCGGAGTACCTTTTCAAGGGAAATTTGGACGAGATAGACAACACGACATTTACACCTATGCTTTTATCTACTATAATTTGTCCGCAGTACCTAAGGGGGGTGGGGGTCTGTGGTCGTCTTCGTGTGCCCTCATCATCCATGCCGTCCCCCTTCGTTGTCCACCGTCACAGCTCTAAGCGTCTTCATCCCGTATCCTCACCCCTTACACACGTATCGTCACACGGTAGAGAAGCAGCGTCACATCATCACATCGTCATACGTCCTTGGCTCTTATAGAGAGCACAAACAGCACAAAATGTATTACTTATGTATTACTCACATCGTTGTTTGCGCTGCAACTCGCTGTATATCAATACTTTGGACGCTTTACTTATGACCCCAAAAGGGTCACAAGCCTTTTGTTTCGATGATTGGAGGGCATCTTAGACACATCTTGGACATACCTTGGACACGCCTTGGACACGCCTTGCAGCCTTGGCAATAGGCTGATTCCGCCCTTTCATCCGCCCTTTGGACGCTTAGACCACGAGAACGAGCCTTGCAACGGCAAATATACGCTCAAATCTGCATCGAATTGCTGTTTTTCGTCCGCTGCCAATGTCACAAAAAAGTCACAAATCCTTTTGTCGGGGCTTCAACACAAAAAACCGACTTTTTGAACACTTTTTCGGGTCTAACCCCCGTATTTTTCGAGACCAAGGGCAAAATTAGAGGAAAATATGAACAGCCGAAAGACATAAAAATGTACGCACGAAAAAGCGGTTTTTGCCACAAAAAGGTCAAAAAAGGGTCTCATAGAACGTGCGAAACTTCGTAAAAACGCCCTAAAGGTCGGAAAATCACAAAAAAAACACAAATACACGCCTTATACGCTCTCGATCTGCGCACAAAGCACCTCACACGCATAAACACAAAAAAAGCCACTCCAATGAGGATAGAGTGACTTATATATAAGATATAGGAGAAAGGTGTTTATCTCTCTATAAGGTCTATAAGGGAGATTGAAGAACAATGGGGAGATAAGGGGGCTGCCGCCCCCAAGGGCTTACGCCCTGCCCCTTGCTGAGGCTACCGCCCTAAAATTCTTCTTGTACGTAATTGTAAGGTCCGTACATAATGCGTGAGAAATATCTACACCCATTGTATGGCTCGTCAAACTTTACAATATCAACGACAAAGCCGTTACCGAACCCGCCAAGAGGAGAGCAACCGCTCTCGTAGTACTTGAATCCGTTATCATCTATGCCTTCGTGCCACGCAGCGTATTTACTTCTTGCTTTAATCCAAATCGCATCCCTTTTATTTTTTGCCTCTTCTGCTGTTTTACAATCATATCCCATTACGCATTTGTTCATATAGCTGAGAGCACCATCACGCTGAAAACAAAAGGATATGTATGTAAAAATCATACCACCATACGATTTATAGTGATAAACTATTGTGTTTTCGTCTGTTTCCAGATACTCAGGTTCGCCATATTTTCTTTTAAGAATCTCTTTTGCGTTTTCATATGAGCTACCAAAGCGAACTCCACAAACTTCCGTGCACGTCTGTTTTGCTTCCCATTCTTGATAATGCTTTCCTCCTACCTTCCAATCATCATCACTATCATCTTGGGCATATCCACCCAGTACAGATAAGCACAATAACCCTAATATAAATATCTTTTTCATCTTGCAATAGTTTTTATTTCGTCTACTTGCTTGAAGAACTCCTCCAGGGAATCGGCAGTATAGTGTATGCCCTTGTAGCGGACGAAGGCAGCAAAGTCACTACAATCCTTTTGCCCATCCTCTCCAAGTATCTTTGTAACTGGTACACCTAATACCTCCGCAATCTTGTACAGCGTCATAATACTTGGTGTAGTCTTGTTATTTATTAGATTACTTGCTGTCTGCTCTGTAACACCTATTGACGCAGCAAACTCCTTAGAGGACATCGAAAGAAACTCTTTGATGTGTAGTTTTATATCTGTCTGTTTGTAAGCCATTATAATATTACCTTAATATGTTTGTCTACAAAGTTACTATAATTAAACTGATATTTATATTAACAACTGTAAAATTAAGGCATAATTGTATTTATTATTGTTAAAATAAAGGTAATATTTGAATTATCGCTTGCATGTATTATAATTTTACCTTAACTTTGCAAGCGTAATCAAATAACAAACATCAATAACAATTTAAACAAAACAGCTATGAGGAAGAATTGTAAATGTTATCTCTTCCGTGTGAACTTCGGCTCAACAATATTCTATCACGAACTGACACCCGAGGAAGCACGACAGAAGATGCACGAGTACGCAAGGAAATATCATCAAGTATCAGTCCATATACTCAAGAATCCGTCCTTCTGCCTTGTGGGAGTTGAAGAGAAAGACAGAGTGTCAATCGACGCTTTTTAGAATTATCATCCGTGAGCGACAGGCGCACATCGGGTTCGAGACGTGACACGGAACTAATATTAATCATTTAAAAACATACAATTATGGAGAAGTACGATTATTTATCAGCAGTGACAGCAGATGTGAAGGGCTACATCAACGACAACGTGGACTTCGCAGACTATGAGAATGCCGACGAACTCAAAGATAAACTACAGGATGAGCTTTGGACGGTTGACAGAGTGACAGGCAACGGCAGCGGTAGCTATACATTTAGCACTTGGAAAGCAGAAGAGAACATTTGCCACAATTCCGAACTAATCGCAGAAGTAGAAGAAGAATGGGGAAAACTGAAAAGAGACGACCCAGAGGGCATTGACGTTGCGATTCGCTGTTACCTCTTACCGCAAGCAATAGACGCAGCAGTAAACGAACTTTGGGAAGATAAGGAAGACTAACCGAAGATAAGGAGGGGCGTTGCCCCTCCAATAACCACCCCACAGCCGTGACCGACTGAAAGGCAAGCGGAGCGAGACCGCACACGGCACTAACTTCAAAAACATAATAATATGGAAGAACAAAACTACACATGGAGACTCAAGAAACTATCAGAACAGCCTACCGCACCACGATGCAGACGCACCGTAAGAGCAAAGGACGTGAGCGAAGCATATAATAAATTTCTCTCACTTCCGCAGTTCGCACAGCGAGGATTACGCATCGTTTACAGAGGATCCGAGTTTATCCCTGTCAGATTAAGAAATCATTAACCCCTCAAAACATTACAACTATGACAACAGATTTATGGATAGTATTACTAATATTTTCGATGGTAGTCAACTACGTATCGGGGATATATGTAGGCAGACATTGGGACGAATGGGGCAATGAGTAAATCCAAAGATAAGGGGCGGTGCGACCGCCCCAAGACCCCTAAGACACGGAAAGTGCTATTGAGTGCAGTTGATGCAGCTATGCTACGACTCATACTCAAAGATTATCGAGAGGAACTCACAGCACTTCTCAACCGTACTAAATCAAGCAACAAGGCGAAAGCCTACGCAAGTGAGAATATAAAAATAATTGACGATTTGAAACAAAAGATTTTTAGACTATGAACAAGTTATTAGTAGCAGCATTGATAGCAAGCACAGCACTTGCAATCGTAACGACAAAGAAAGCGACAGAAGCAGAGTATGACAGAGCGCAGATTAAAGAAGACGTGCGCTTGCTGATGAACGACATCGAAGAATATGGAGACATCGACACTTATACAGGTTCAGACCATTTCGAGCGCCTTTATGAATGGTCACACGACATCGAACGCAATGATAAAGAATGATAAAGATTAACGGCATCACCTACGAAATAGGCTTGTCAATGGAAGTGGCAGGAACGATGTGGTTCTTTCGCAAGATAGTCGAAGGGCGAGAGACCACACGCCACTTCTGGACAAAGCAGACTCTTGAGAAATACCTCCGCACCCTGCCTAACAAGATAATCAAACGAGAGGTTCTTGCAATGCTCAGGCAGACGCACGGCAGGGCAGCAGCCATAAGACGATAATCCGTTGGGGATAGAAACCATATCGGAGCGACACCGACAACGGAACTATTAACATTAAAAACAATACAATTATGGCAACATTAACTCTCTCTACATGGTTCGTGAATGGACAAAAGCAGGACACTCGCACAACAATCACTTACGAAATATCCTATACCGATACACATATAATTGTCAATGGGCACAAGATGAAAGTGAAAGAAGACTACGTGTATGTATACAAACTACAGAAGACGCAAATACGAGCTATAGACGGAGCGGAAGGCTTATTCAATTTCCTCACAAAGGAAGCAATGCGCAGCGATATAAAGTTGTTGTGTGAATACATTGTCGCACATGGCAAACAATAATCCTCTTCATCCGTGAGCGACAGGCGCACATCACGTTCGAGACGTGACACGGAACTATTAACATTTAAAATAAATAATATGAAGACAAACATTATTCCCTGTCCTATCAACGAGAAGGACTTGTGCTCAGACACTCTATTCGACGACCTCTTCGATAATAGCGAGTACGTGGAGCGAGGAAACAGATACGTCGGTTTTATCTGCGATAAAGTCGCAAAGGTCGAATATGACAACAACTATGTTCGCATTTTATTCGAAAGCACAATACACGATAGAGAGACCAAGCAGATTGAAGAATGGGCACGTACAATAGAAGATAACTACAACGAAAATCTGATAGATGAAGATGTACGCTTGGCTGTACGCTTTAAGGTCTTTGCAAAATCAAGCGATGTACACTTCGCATATATCATCAACAAGGAATAGAATAACAACAGGCTGAATGTGGTACAAGCCACTCCACTTCGATGCGAGGTCGAAGCAGCCACAAATATTAATCAAAAACATACGAATATGAAGTACACAGTAGTAATAGTCGAAACACTCTCACGAAAGATAGAGGTCGACGCAGCAGACGCACAACAGGCGAAGCAGATAATAGTCGAGCAGTACAACAACGAACAGATAGTGTTGTCAGCAGACGACTTTTACGGATATGAAATCGAGACACTATGACAAGCTATCAGCACCTCTACAATACCATCATGAGCCGACCGCTCACGGATGATACCTACAGCGAGCGAGCCTACAGCGTGTTGCATGCAGCATACCCACAGGCGAACCTCGCACAGATAAACGAAGCAGCCACAACGGATTGGTGCAATTCGTTGTCTGACGAGCAGAATATAAACAATTGTAAATACTTAGCAATATGACACTACAGGAATATCTTGAAAATAAGTTAGGAGAAATGGCACAGCAGGACGCCAATTTCCGTGAACGCTACGAGGATAAGCAGAAGTCAATGAAGAATTGTCTCCTGTATATCACGCAGCAGGCTCACAAGCAAGCCGTTGGCAATTGCGCAGCCATATCCGATGATGATGTCCTACAGATGGCAGTCCATTACTACCAGGAAAAGGACGTTGAACCGACCAAAGACACGCCAATGGCTAAGGTCGTGGCAGCAGCACCCAAACAGGAAGCCAAGCCCAAGACTGCTGTGCTTATCCCGAAGCCACAGCCGAAAAAGGCAAAGAAAGTAGATAATTCATTACAACTTGATTTATTTGGAGGAATGTAAAATGAAACCACGCACAAAGATAGAGAGAGAGGTTGTCAGCCTCTCTCACAAGTTAGGCGAGATAGGCAAGCGTGACACCGCTTGCATCATCCGTCACACATACGGCTCTTGCAAGTACGAGGAAATGTACAACCGCTGCTACGTCGTTATCAACCAAGCCTACAAAGGTTGGCAGGTGCTCAGATATATCCGCATCGACCGCCACCGCAACAGAGCAAAGGAAGTTTCCTACACAACTTGGGAAGTCTTTCAGTTTTGGAACAAGGTAGGCGAGAAGCAGGTACTTCTCGCACGTCAGCGCACACTCGGACTGTACATTGATACATTCTGCTACGCTTCGAAGTTGGAGGTACGCCCTAACCCTACATACGTGTATGACCATTTTGTAAATGTATCTTACACGTATCTCTACAACAAGTCTGTCGAAGGTGCCTACCGATACGCAGCCGAATACATGGAGCAAGACAAGCTATATCGTTGGTATCGCTTCTTGTCATGCGACAAGTTTGCCGAGACGATAATCAAGCTACGTCCTCAACTCGCAGAACACATGATATACAACGAACGTACGACAAAGGCATACATCAACGCTGTGCGCATTGCTATCCGTCACAACTACGACATCATCAACCCCTCACGCTATTTCGACCTTATCCGAATGCTCGTTAACCTTAAATGCGACCTCAACAATCCGCACTTCGTGTGTCCCGAAGACTTCGAGCACACACACCAATGGGCGGTTGAAGCTTCAATGTCCGAGGACGAACGCAGAAGACGTAAAGCCGAGCGTACAAGGCAGCTACACGACATGCAGAAGAAGGAGAAGCAGAATGCAGACTACACCAACCGTTGCAATCGCTTCTTCGGTGTTGAGATAACCGACGGCACAATCTCATGTCATGTACTCCGCAGCGTAGCCGAATTCTTCGAGGAAGGCACAGCGATGCATCATTGCGTCTATGCTAACGAGTATTACGCTAAAAAGAACTCACTCATCCTTTCCGCTCGCATAAATGACAAGCGTATTGAGACCGTCGAGGTAGACCTGCAACAGATGAAAGTGGTCCAGTGCTACGGTGCATGCGACAAGTTCACAATCTACCACGACCGCATCGTCTCGCTCGTCAATGACAATATGAATATCATAAAACAATGTATGACATCTAAACAAATAGCAGTATGACAAGAAAAGAAATCTACAAGTCACGATTCCGTTCACTTAACACGGCTGAGAAGAAACGTATTCTCAGCCGACTTTTCCCCGACGGCTACATCGAAAGCAAGGACAATATCCCCGACGAACAGACATTTGCCGGCTACACCGAGGACTACGGACTTATCGAAGTCCGATTTTCCCTGTTCGACAGCCGTATAGACATATCTCGTGAGTTCGATACAGAAAGGGAAAAGTGGCTGTTCATCAACGACATCACAAACAGGGCACTCGCCAAAGACAATGTCTATGCCAAGAACGTCGAACAGACGTTTCCGTTCGATGGCAATTCCTACTACTTCGTAGCCGATATGAACAAGCACAAGTTCTTCATCGGACTGAACCAAAATAAATCACAAGCAATCTAAAACGATACAACTATGAAAAAGAAATTCACATTCCATTTCCCTATGACAGGTGAAACTATCACACGAGAACTCAACCTCCTCGCAGTCAAGGACGCTACAATCAAGTATCTCCGCAAGCAGTCAGAGGTACGAGGCGACATCTGCCTTGTGTCCGACGAACGAGAAGAAATCGTCGCAATGGCGCATATAGATGAGCACATGCACGTCAAGTTCTTCACCGAAGACGACAGCGTGTCTGACATTAAAGCCATTGGCGATGTTTCTAACGAGTTTTAACTCTCTCTAATTAGATAATTTTTATTAACTTTGCAGAAAACAAAAACCATTCAGCCCTACCGCATCACGGTCAAGCGGATTTTATGAAGAAACAAGACTGGGCAGTACTGACAATCATCATACTCGCCATTTTCATATCATGCTGACATTATGAAGTCAATAATAGTAATATACGACGACCTCTTCGAACTCGACCGCACGGAAGTCTCCTATCAAGGCGAGACACAGCTAAAGACTATCATCAAGTCGCTCATGGCTGACTATCCCGATAGCGAGAAAGCCGAGGTCTATAACAAGGTGACGCAGAACCTCATCCTTGCCTATCGACGTGACAGCAAAGGCAACCTCATTGAGATAGAGCGTTATATCCGCAAACGAGCCGTCAGCCACGCTCCACGCAACACCGTCAAGCAATACACGCAGCGCATGACCTTTTGGATGGAGCCAGCTGTCTACGAGCGACTTGATGCGTTAAGGGGCAAGCGAGCCAAGTACGTGCGTGATGCGGTAGTCGAAAAGTTGGAGCGAGACGGCAATCCCATTCCTCCCGACCCTCACGCCAAGGAGGAAGGGCATCCCGACCGTCGTTATCACCGAATGTTCAAGAACCTGCCTCAAAGCGTTCGAACATACAATGCCCGTGAGACCTACCGCTCACCGCTCACCATAACCAAGACACCCGAAAACCTTTGGCGAGTGTCTTATGGCGAGTACACGACACAGCAAGGCGCACCGTCCGTCGAACACAAAGACCTCCTTTCGGCTCTCGAATGGCTCGACAAATGGATTAAAGACTACGGCAACAAATGGGTTGTCGGTAAGGTTATCAAGAAGAATGAAGGGATATAATCCTTTCATTCTTTTTTTTGCTTTAAATCAATAAAAACGTACATTTGTTTATAAAATCTTTATAAACGCTTACACTTTGTACTTATTTTCGCTATCTTTACGTTTTTACTAAAATATAGGCTTATGAAAACTACATCAACAACAAGCGTCAGCCCAACACTCAACCGCTCGATATTCTTCTTTTACGAGAAGACTCTGCGCTATGTGCCTATCCTCCTCATGCTATGTCATTGGTATGGCGTGTACAGTTTTCACGACAACCCACGTGAGATACTTATCGACATTCGTGAGAACGAGGAATGTATCGCCTACCTCTATTTCATGGTCTACATCTTCCCTGTAGTCTTCATGCTCCCTGCAAGCCATTTCTTCAAGCTATGTTGGATATGGCGCATACCGTTTGTCTATATCATCGGCACTAATGCTATTCGCATATACTACCGCTCTTGGCTCATAAGCAACGAAATGTACGATGCCGACTTTATCCTCATAATCATGACCTTGGCTCTGTATGCCTGCGCCTTCATGCAGGTGATATGTCGCGGTTTCCGTCACAAATAAAACGTCTGACACTAAAACCAAATAACTATGAATGTACGCAACTTACTTGCTGACGCTTTCGATAGCGCAGCTTCACGCCTCCGCAACAACTCTTGCGGAATGACCGAACAGGAAATGGAGAATGCTCTACACAAGATGCTCTATCTCCTCGACAACGACCATCACTTCAACGAAGCTGATGCACGAGCAGCCATCGCCCGAATGTACTACTTTTGTGACGATACACACAAATGCTATGCACCGTTCTTTCCCTACGAGGATATACGTGCAGCCTACGAAAAGATGTATCTCACCTTGCCCGACGATTACAACTTCTGGGACTTTTGCGTCACTGTCAATCTGATGTACTCAAACCACATCGAAACCCTCCGCTCATGGTTTCGTGACCGTAGCCGGCTGTTGCAGAAGTCGTGCGAGTTAGCACGCAGCTTCCTACAGGACGAAGACACCGACCATCCGTCGGATAAGATTTGGTGGTACGTAAATTCCTAAAGACACCAAAAGCGGATAGGGCAGGATTCATTCCTCTCTATCCGCTTTTGCGTCAATCGTCAATGTATTTCTCTATCACCTCGGGATTATACTCAGCGCCATATCCGCAGGCCTCCTCATACATCTTGAAGTCAGCCAGTTTCCTGCTTATGATGTCCGCAGCCAACACGCAGTTGCTGTCTTTGTTGCAGTCAATGTCTCCTCCACTGCATTTCAGCACCCTCCTCACAGCTTTCTCCCAGTTCTTCGCAACATCTTCGAACGAACTTTCCTTCGAAAACAGCAGACTCATATCCACCTTTGTCTTCTCGGATCCGTCGGCTATGTACTTTCTGAACGTCGACAATGCGAGGTCGTTCATCGTCAAAGCAGTCAACAGATGTGCTTTCAACAGGTGTTCCGTGTCCGTATGCTTCATCAACACCGCATCATAGCTCCACCTCAGCTTCTGTACGTGCATTTTCATCTTATCAGCTACATCGTCCGAAATGTCAAGCCACATTTGATATCTGTCCCATAGCTGCACCTTCATCTTCGAGTTCCACGCATCATACGCAGCGAGAGCCTTGTTCACGTCCCTCTTTACCTCATGTTTCCAGTGCTTTGTCTCCTCCAGCATCACTTTAGCGTCGAGCATCGAACTCTGCGCCAGGTTATACACCGAACCGATGATGATATAGTACAGCGAACATTGGTCGTTCACTGCATCCATCGTCCTTTTCATTACGTCAGGATGCACGGCAAGCAGGTTTCTATTCTGCCTTACCAAACTTCTTCTTATATTCATGACAATTAGATTCTATTTAAACTTCATTAACTTTGTTACTGTTTATATAATCATATAAATGATTAACTTTGTAGCGCAAATTAGAATCGAGGTTAACAACCTCTGGCGAAACAGCCAAGAAAAAAGTCCTTCCAGCCCTCCAGCTCTAAGACATTTCCCCCAGTCCTGTGCTGGGGTTTTTCTTTGTATGGTGGCTCCATGCAAAGTACTCCAAGCAATTTCGCTGAAGAGTATAAATGCCAGAAAGGAGGTTGTTGCCTCATGAAAGATTCTAATTTGCAAGAAAGTAACATGAAGGAAGTGTTTTGCCGATACATTCGCAAGGCAGGTCAGATTATCTACCCTAAGAATGGCAAGTACTTCCATTTCTATGTAACAGCGTAAGTATTACGCTTGTTCTTTCGGGGATGTGTTCCAGGAGACACATCCTTTTCCTTTGCTCATTGTTCTTCCTCCAATTCTTTTTTAATGTCTTCGAGTCCGTAAAACTTCAACTCGTTATGCAGAGCTTGTATGTCTCGTTTAACAAGTTTTAATATGTCTTCTTTTTGTCTTATTTTCTCTCTTATAATAAATTCAATATCTCTTTCCCCTATAAAAAAGCGTTTTTTCTTCATTGAGAAAAGGTTTAAGCTATCAACATTATGAGTAAAACAGTTAATAGCGAGAATATAACTTTTGTCCTCTGGGTGTATCATTATGTACTTCCATCTACACAATTCTCCGTCTACTATTTCTGTTATCTCACAATTGGCTGTGAGTTGTAATATGTCTTTGAATCGTTCCATACTATTTATTTAGATTTCTCTCCCTGCTGTCACCAGGGAGAGGAATGATTACTCTGTTACACCGTAAACTTCGGGCAACTTGCGAATTATATCACCTCCGTAGCTGTCCTTTGTCAACTTGACAAACTCACGAACTGTAGTGCTACCATCGAGGCTGATGCCTTTGTCTTCACAGAAGCTCTCACGTCCCATTCGGCATGACCCTGTAAGCACATGATGATAAGCGAAGAGGTCACGATTTGGATAAGGCGTGTCATACTCGGGGAATTTCTTACGGAATGCCTCGATGCGCTCTTCTTCGGTACTGCCGTCATAGAGCTTCTCTTGCAGGGAAGAAAAAGCGTCATGTAGGGTGCTGCCGTGGGCGAACTTATTCTGCTCCTTGACAATATAGCATGGCTTCTGAGTCAAATCACTTTGCAAGATATAACCCTGTGCAATGTTGCCACGAACGGACTTGATGATTGTCGGCACATCGTCTACCATATAAACAGTATCGCCGTTTATTTCTTTTACGCCATCGCCATCGCCATAGCCATCGCCAGAGCCATAGCCATCGCCAGAGCCATAGCCATCGCCAGAGCCATCGCCATCGCCATAGCCATCGCCAGAGCCATAGCCATAGCCATCGCCATAGCCATCGCCAGAGCCAGAGCCAGAGCCATAGCCATAGCCAGAGCCAGGGTTAAGGCTTACAAAAGCCTTGATACGGTCTTCTAACGTCTCCATTCTCTTACCTCCTCTATTGACTTTATTGCTTTGTCTGTGCAAGGAATTATCTCGATAGCATCAAGTATAGTAATGCTATCAACTGTTACTGTAAACTTGCAATTAGCTGGACATGTCGTTCCGTCCTTGGCAAGCTGAGATAGCGATGCCGCACCTTCCCAATACCACAGACGACGTGCATTGTGCAGCGTCACTTCTCTGCCGTTCTGTGCTACAAGTGTTCCGAACTCTACTCCGCTGCGGTCGCCACGGATGATTACTTTCTTTCCGATGTTTGTTTCCATTGTTTCTTTTGTTTTTATATTGTTAGTGTATTAATGTTTGTTTTTCTTTGCGAGTATTTAGCTTTTTTATTTAATAAGTTCAAACTCGTAGACGAAGACGTAGGGGTTGGAGTTCCATGTGCCTTTGCCGGAAATTTTGTCTATTAGAGCTGCGTAGGCTTCTTTAGCCGTTCGGTACGGAGAGTTTGCTAAGCTTGCGCGCCAATACGTCACACCTTTAAGCCCTATGTTGTGCGCCTCCCAAATACCCTCAGCCAAACAGTCATCTTCACAAATATCTTGTAGCCGCTCGGCACGTATATCGGTGATGCGGATGCGGTGTGGCATAAGGTCGGCCTTTACAAACATTTTGTTAGTCCAACCTTTGGAGATTCTTAATTTGTTGATTTCTGCTTCGTTGAAGCCAGCTTCACTTACAAATTCGTTGTATGCTTGTGCTACGGCGACTTCCTCGCCAACGCAATAACGTGAATGGGCTATATTAACAGTACTGTAAAAGAAGGAAGCTCTTCCGAAATTTTTCGGTTCTACGCAAATACCAAAATCAAGATATGGGAGACTGCCAGTGTAGGCAATACGTCTTGTCTGCGTCTTTCGCTTTGCAAGCACGGCATCAGTCAGACCATACTTGTCGTTGAACATAATCTTTTGCATACGCTATTATTCTAAGTTTACCACTTCTTTACCTCGCCACCACTCGTCTTCGACAAAGCGGATGTCTTGTCCGTTGAGGAGTACGTCGGTGTCGCCTATGCGCTTTTGCAAGGTCTGCAAAGACGTGATGAGTTGTGATATTGTCATGTTACTTATCTCCTTATGCTGCCGCTCATTGTTGAGCAATCACCTTCGATGTTGGCACAAGTGACGCTGCCGCTCATTGTTGAAACATCGCCTTCAACGGTTTGGCAATGCACGCTGCCGCTCATTGTTTCTATACTTGTTACGTTGCCTTTGACCGTCACGTCTCCGTTTGTAGTCTTGATGTTCTTAGCAGAACCGGTTATCTCGATTTTGATGATTGGACAGTCGGCTTCGTTGTACTCTGCGAGGGGCTTGCCATTGATGAGAACCTTGCCGTCCGCCATTTCTAAACGGGAGCTACTCGGTACGTTAAAGACTTTACCGTTGTAGGTAATTTTGCCACTTATGCTGCCAATGACAGTGTTGACATATTTGTTGTTAACAATATCCATGTTATATTTATTTGATTTTTTGATTAGGGGAAAATCACCTCTAATTTCCCTCGATTTCCCTTTAAACCTTTAGATTCGCATCCAAGCCCAGTGCCCAAAGTATGTGCTGAAGTTCGTGGACGTACTTTATCCTGTGTATGGTTTCACCTTTAAAAGTAACATACACCCATTCACTATTAGGAGTACAGATAACTTCGATGTTGTGAGCTTCGTGACCATAAATGTATGGCACCAGTTTATCTCGATTCCACCCGTTCTTTTCAAGGATTTCGGGAGTAAGAGGGATAGGCTCAATGTCGCAACACCATATTCCCCAATACCAACCATCATCTTCAATGGTATTCAGAGTAATGGCACCTTTCTTTTCTTTGTACTCCCTTAGTGAGTCTATATCAGTCACCTTGCCAATAAGTCCATTTTTGATAGAATCGTTTTCGTTGATCCTTACAATGTCTCCTATTCTTAGGTCTTCTGCTTTAATCATTTCTCACCTCCTTTCGGTAATAAATCTTCGACGTAGCACCATTTGGTTATTTTGCAAATTTCTACCCAGTTATTCCACGTTATAGGAGGAGCGAGAATATCAGTCCCGTATTCGACATTCCCTTTATAGTCAACAAATCGTATGAGAATACATTTGTCTGACTCTGGTTCTTCGCTTGGATCATGCCAGATGGCCTTCTTAAACCATTCCACTCCAGCACGGAAAGCATCACGTCTCATAGATGTTCCTACACCCTCGTCTATCTCTTTAGGGTAGCCGATGTATGCGTTTACTGCTTCTGTGATTTTCTTTTCGTCTATCATGTTATTCAATTTTCGTTATGTTGAGTTCTACTTGCACGCTATTTGACATTTCTTCGTCCATTGTGCCTTTAACCAAGGAATAGAGATACCTACCGAGACGTTGGTAAAGATTGTCTTTGCCTTTACCGTCTGCATTGTGAGTGTCCTCCATCACCTCTACATATTCGTCCGATTTCAGCATGATGCCGTTGTCGGCTTGATGGATTGTGAATACGTCTTTCATTGCTTGCTTTAGAATTTTTCTCTGATTTTCTGATATTGTTCAACAAATGTCTTTTCCGTGACCCATTCGCTGTACCGGGTGCGGTAATAGGTCTTGGGCTTGCCTGATGCCAAGCCGTTCTTGTCGCGAGGGGTGTTGACGCTTTTGTATATCTTCGGGACGATGTCGGTGGACTGGTATGCCGTGACGTATTCGTCCTCGAAGGCTATGTGTGCGGTCTCACGGAACTTGACGTTTTCGAGAGAGAAGGGGCAGCTCATTCGCTACCTCCTTCCGTGTAGGGGTCGGCTGTGCCGAGGAGGTGTTCGTTGCCTTCATAGGGGATGCAATAACGGTAAACACCGGTCAAACAAACATAAGGGAAATCACCATTTTGGTGGTGAGAAAATATATGTATTCTCCATTGTTCATCTACACCATCCCTTACCAACACCTTGCCGAACGGTTTGAACGGACATTCGGGCTTTACAGGCTCTACTTGCAAGGTTTCGGGATTATATTTGCCATTGTAGTGCTCCTCTGCGTCAACAATAAAGCCTCTCGCGAATTCTTCATACTCCTTGTAGAATGATTCTACGGCAAACACAATATCTTCATCCCATTCGTCTACTTCTGCATGATGTACGATTGACGCATAAAACGACGTGTAATCATCGCTCTCCCAACCCTTAAAAACAGCTTGTGCCCCATCATCTATACTGCGCACCACGTCTCCTCGCTTGAAGAACTTCGTCCAGTCGCGCATTTCAGAGGATGGAAAGAGGAGGCATTCTGCTGTATCAAACGCTGTACTGTAGCGTCCATCTTCTGCAAAATATACTATTCCTTTATTACTGTTTTTTACAGCGATTGGGTAACTTTCGTTATCAATATCAATTTTATAAAATTTCACTTCACCATATATCGGTGAATACAACTTCAACCCATTCGGGTAATCCTTTAGTTTCTCGGCTATATTAATCTTGTTTTCCATTGTTGTAATTTTTATTGTAACACATTTCATGAAATTCTATTTTCTCTTGAAGGTATTTCATCACCTCCTTGAGGTAGGCTATCCTGTAAGCCTCGGCATATTCTGAGGCATTGACGGTAATCTTGAACAGGTCTGCCGCCGCGAGGTTACGGATGTGCCGTTGGTCTTTCTTTGTCAGCTCCATGGGTAAGACGTTCTTGTAGTCCACATATAAACTCGTACATCAGCTCGCACCATTCATCGGCAGGCTTGCCGTAGAGAGAATCGGCATAGTCACGAATATCGATGCATGCACCCTTCATGCCAAGAAGGAAATTTTTTTCACTTCTCTTTCTACTTTCAGCAACTGTCACTCCACCAAGAAGGTGTATTAGCCATGTCTTGAATTTATTCATAGTTACTAATCTTTATATATGATTCGAGGATTTACTTTGATGTTGGTAATAGGAGTATCTTCCTTGAAGTATTCCCATGAGGTGTATTCTTCTTTCATAGTTCTGTTGTTTTTACCGTTTTTATATGTTCGCTGATTAATTGCGCAGGATATGCACTTTGACTAACTTGTGTACAGCCCGAGGCTGCGACTTGTGGAAGTCTTCTATAAAGCGACGTTCGAGGTTGTCGTGAAAGATTGGTCGGTCTGACTTGGGAATGAGGATTTCGGCACGTACCCGCTGACCGTTGTCGAACGTGAGGATTGCTGTGCGCTGCTCACGAGGCATAAATGGGTTGTGATTCATTTCCCGCTCCTTTCTGCCTCGACAGCACATGAGAGCTGTTCTACTTGCTGCTGTAGCTCCATCTGCGCCTTGCTCGCCTTGTCACGCTCCGCTCTTGCTTCTGCGATACACACGTAGCTCACCGACGTTGCCACTATCAGCACAGCACCTATGCACACCCATGGCAGCCGATGCACAAACTCGTTCACTTCACGGCACACACCCTTGGCGAATGCCCATCCGTACCTTACTGCGTAGATGCCAGCCTCCCTGGTCGTGGCATTGTCTACAAAATCAATTCTCGTTACAGTCATATTTCCTCTTTTTTTAGTTATTTTCTAAGTGATTTCCCTTTGAACGTCACACACCTGGTGATAGCCTTTAGCCTGTCTATCGTGCGCTCTCCGTATTTCTCCTCCAAGTGCGGAATGTCAAGGTTCGTTGTCAGGATCAGGAGCTTGCCCTTTATCTCAGCCAAGTCGCACAGCTCCATGAAAGGTATGCGCTTGTTGCCGTAGTTGTTCGCCACATTCTCAGTCCCCACATCATCTATATATATAATGTGTTTGCTCAGTATTGCGTCTGGCTGCGACACGAGGTCTTGCGCCCGGTATATGCTCACAACCTTTCGGCATGCCGTATTGATAAGTATCGGTATTATACGCATGCCTATCAGCGACTTCCCGAGACCGCAGCCTCCGTTTATCAGCAGCCCCCGGCCTTTGTTGTCCTCCAGCCACTCCACCACGGGTCTGTAGTTCTCCTCGTTCCAAACTCCCTTGCCCGTGAAGTAGTCCAACCCAGCCCTCAGCCTTGCCTCAGCGTTCGCCACCTTTATTCTCACCCTGTCGGGTTCGGCAGGATAGCCCGTGTCTTTCAGGCTCTCCACCATTTGCTTGAAATTGAAGTTCATCTACCATGTACCTTTCGTATAATCCATTTGTTCCGCATGCAGAACAGTTCCGTCTGTGTGCATGCGCTGCTCGGAAGTACTCTTGCCGTAGCCGTTCCGCTTCCAGGTAGCCAACCTTCGAGCTATCTCAAACGTCTTCTGCTTCTCCCAGTGCATCTTCGTACCACCCTCGTTTACCTGCGCCCAATGGTTATAAAACTCTTCTATCAAGTTTTCTCCATACTTCTCAACGAAAGGCTTTAATGACTCGTGAAATTCTTCCTTACGTTCTTCGAGCGTCTTTTGGGGCGAGTCTTTCTTGTTAATCCCCTGTTTACTTGTTGTTAACCTACTGTTAACCGAACGATTTTCTCCGGTGCTTGTAACACGCTTATAATAAGCTATTTGAGGTATGTAAATGTACGTTCTTTTTTGTTCACTTGCTGTTAACCTGTTGTTTACTTGCTGTTTACTTCGTAATTCTATTGCTCCCAAACTCGCAAGTCGCATCACGTACTTATACAACATTGTTCGTGAGCGATTCAAAGCTTTAGCCATGTCCGCATAAGAAGCATCTACATATCCCTCATCGTTTGCTTTATATATAAGGTAGAAGAGCGTTAGAGTTGTAGGTATATCTCCTATCTTCCTAAAGCAAGCCCCAATGTCAGCCATATTTAGAGCTTATTTAAATCTTTGATTTATACTTTCTTCAATCCGAATCCCTTAATCTCGTTAAAGAACTTGCCTCGGTACTCGTGTGCGTCAATGCTGATGTCACAGCTCACCACGTCGCCGACACGCAGCGTGTTCACCGTGTCTACAGCCTCGCCCTTGAATGCCACTACTACGTTCTTCGGATACTGCTCGTGAGCCACATGATTTATCACCGCCGCTCGCTCACGCCACTGTCTGCCCGACTTGCCTACGCCCGATGTCTCCGGCATAATATCCACTACCTTTCCTTCAATATGTATCATATCAATTCAAAATTTATTAATTCAAAATCGGCAAAGCCGACCAATTCAACATTCAAAATTCCTAACTCAACATTCCTACACCCATCCTGCGCCACCGCTCGCCAGCTCTGCCTTTGCGCTTCTCAGTCCTCTCTCGTCGTCCTTGTCCGGTATTATCACCTCGCTCATTGACGCATAGTCCAGGAAGTTCCTTATCACGCTCGACATTTCTGCCGTAGTCAGATAGCACAGCGCTTTGGGCTTCTTACCCTCCTCCGTCAGGAAGATATGCGGACACACGTCCTGCTGTATCGTCCGTAGCACACTGTAGAAAGTCTCACCCTGCTTGTAGCCGTAATAAGTGATAATGAAGTTCAGATAAGCCATCTGCTTGTTCGTAGCCACCTCTCTGTGCTTCACTATGTCTATCGCATACCCGCAGTCGCGAGCCTTATCTATCTCTCTCATGGCAGCCATATACTGCCTCGGGTCATTCAGCCTCTCAAAAGTCGCCATACCCCCTTACCCCCTTTCCGTTATTCTTCGTTTTTAAAGTTCATCAAATTCTTTTTGCAAACGGTTGTATGTTTCGTGTACAAGTTGCATAAACTTGGCTCTAAATTCTTTATCGTTTCTTACGATTGTTTTAAGACTATCTCCAAGCACGCCATCTTTTATATCTGAAGCTCTGCTAAGAGCATTCAAATCTGTGTCAAGCATACTTCTTATGATTATTGCCTTGTCAAGTTTTTCTTTATCCATAATATCTCCTTTTTTACATTAATACTATTTCCAATCCTTGCTTCGCCACCCATGTCGGCACACCCGTCTGTCCTGCCACCGCCAGCTCCGCATGTTTCTTGTCCAGATGTCTTCCGCTCGCATGTATCAGCGTTATCGTCCTCGCTGTCTTGTCCGCCTCGCACATCTTCAAGTATTCTATGCAGTGCTTCAGGCTCATGTGGCTCAGCCTTATTCTGTCCGCTTGCTTCGCCACCGTGCGCCCCTCTCTCACAGCCTCGTCCAAGATGTCGTCCTGATAGTTCGCCTCGATAAGATAATGCGTCACTCCCTTCACTACTTGATGCAAGTTCCAGCAGTCGGTCGCAAACATCAGTGTCTTCATTTCTGGGTGATGCACGAGATAAGCAAAGCATTCCACGTCATGCTCAACACTCAGCGGCGTCACAGCGAAGTCTCCAAGATGATAAGTCTTACCATGCTCCACGGCAGTCACTCCATATCTGTTCTTCTCCTTCACCGCCGATGTGCTCAGCACGTCTATCCCGGCACTGGTAAACTCACGCACATACTTACAATGGTCTCCGTGTTCATGACTTACTATCATTCCACGGGCACGACTTCTTTTAAGCCTTCCAACGTCCTGATAATCTCTCAAATGACAGCCAGCCTCAATCAGAAGCTGGTCGCCATTCTCCGCTTCGAGCAAATAGCCGTTGCCCTTACTCGAACTGCCTACGATGCGCAAATCCATCAATCAAACGGATTTTTTTCTGGAATACCTTCCCCTTTCAAAGGCTTAGAGGGGCTCAAAGAGGCTTCAGAAGGCTCAGTGTCAGCCCCGCCGTTCAGTACCTCGCCAGTCTGAGCGTCCACGGTGATCACCTCCTTGCTCTCAGCAAACTCAGTGTCACGGTGTTCCTCAGCAGTCTCCACCTCGTCCACGCTCATGGCAGTTTGCATTTCGATGCTCAGATAGCCGTACTTCGACAGCAGTCTGCGCAGCACCGTCTTTGTCGCCATATCGTTGAAGTTGCCGTACCAGCCCACTGAGTTACCCGGGCCTTGCTTCGCCTGCTTCTCTGCCAGCTCCGCCAGCTCCTCGTTCGACATCTTGCAGCTCTTCATCGTTGCCGAATACTTCTTGCAGTACGATGCCATATCGTCGATGCTCATGTACATCATTTTTTTGAAGCCGTTAGTCAGCTCGAAGTATGCGAAGTAGCCTACAGGCTTGTCCGATACCTTCTCGCCGTCCAGGTGCAGCTCGCCCGTAATCTTGTCGTAGCCCTGATATTCGCCCTCATACACCACGTCGGCATTGATGTTCTTGTACAGACCGCTGCGGATAGCCAACTGATACAGACCCTTATAGCCGATAATCATTGTCGGGGTCTTGCCGTAAGGCACGATGTAGGCATAACCAAGCTGCTTGTTCAGTGGCAGTTTCAGCGATGCCGCCTTCATTGCTTCTGCCATGAGGAGTTTCGGCTCACAAGCCAGCAGCTTGTCGTCACCCGTTACCAGCTCCATGAGCGATGCCGCGAACGTACCTGCGTTCTCCTTCAATACGTTCTTCAACTGCTGCTGATAGTAACCGCCTTCGGCTACTTTCTTGAAATCCTTTACTGCCAACTGCTTGGCTGTCAACTGCGGCTGCTTTGCCACTGCTGTTGTCGTTGTCTGTGTCATTTTTCTATGTATTTAATTAGTTCTTCCTTTGTCTTGAAAGCGTGCTCCTCCTTTATTGGAGGAAACACGCAGAATCTGTATTGCACGAAGGGCTTCGACTTGCCCAGCACCTGCACCTCTATCCCGGTTATCTTGCTGCACTGCGCCCGATACCCGTCCAGAAACCACACGGTATCTCCGATGCTATACTTCGTCTCAATCTTCATGTTCAATCCTCATTTCCTCGTCCTCCGTCACCGTCAGCCTTATCTGCTGACCTCCGTCATACAACGGCTCCAGCACCGTCTCGGCATTGTCTATCACGCAAGGCACGTCCACTCCGTAATGTCTTTTCAGCACATTAGTTATGTCGAGTCCTGCGTTTATCTTCGCTGCCGTGTTCAGGTCTGAGTAGGGCACACCGTCCACCGAGCACTCACACCAAGGCTTTTCCGTACCGTCGAGCTGCCGTCTGAACATCTTCCACTTTACCAGCTTGAACCGTCTGTTCACATTCTCTTCAAGCACCTCGCACGAGCGCTTCTGAAAGTCGCTTGCTGCCTTTATCTTCTCGTCCAGACCGTCTATCTGCTCCTTCCATTGCGCACGGTCTTCCTGCAGACCGACTATTTGGGCGTTCACCTTCTCCCACTGCGCTTTTACTGCAAGTCGTGACGCGAGCACTTCTCTCTCCGACTCCAGGTCTTTCAGCTTCTTTTCCAAGTCCGCCTTCAACTTCTTGTCTTCCTCGCTCATACCCTCGTCAGCCGGCTTCTCCTGTTCAGCCTCTATCTTCTTGATACGGTCGCACACCTGCTTGTACTCGGGTTTCTCTGCGAGCAAGGTCTCTACGCTCACCTTCTCTTCTTCCTTCTTCGTCTGTTCCTCCAGAGCCTTTCGGGCTTCTATCAGTTCAGCCTCAGCCTTGTCGAGCTGTGTCTGCGTTGCCTTCTGCTGCGTCTTGAAGTATTCAGTGTTCTCCTCACACTTCTTTACTTCTTCTTTTATTCTTACAGCGTCGTCACCCAGCTTCTTAAGGTCGGCAGCCTGACTGTTGAGGAATGCTTTCTTCGATTCCTCCATTATTTTCTGCACCTGGTTCTCAGGCAGAGCCTGCTTGCAGGTAGGGCAGAAGGCATCGTCCTCGTTCCATTCCCACGTTCTTGCCTTTATGAGCTTCCATTTCTCCTTGCCGTCAGCATTCGCGGCGTCAAGTTCGTTCATACGTGCGTCGCATTTTTCCAATGCTCTATCAAACGACTTCAACTTCTGTTTCAAGTCTTCGATATTCTGCTCCGCCTCCGCCACAGCCTTCTTGCATGCCGTCTTGGCTTCGGCGTTCGCCTTAATTATCTCGCCTAACCTGCGTTGCGCCGATTCTTCCATGATGCGCTTGCGCTTGTGGTCAAGGTTCAGAGTGCTTATGTTCTGCTGCTTGCGTATCAAGTCTGCACCGCCGTTGTCTATAGTATTTAGGCTTTTCCGTGTCGCGGCTATTTCCTGCCCCTTCTCCTTGATGCGCTTCTCTATGTCTGCCCAGTCTTCTGTCTTGGGCAGCACGTTCTTCAAGGCTTCAAGTCTTACAGGCACCTCGTCCAGACTTTTTTGTACCTCCTTGCGCTTGTAGTTCAAGTGTTTCAGCACCTTGTCGATGTCTTCCTTTTCGAGCAGTTCCTTAATGACGTCATACTTCTTGTCGCCACCCGTCACGTCTTCCACGCTCGGAACGCCGAACATTTCGTTCAGCCTCTTGCGCTGCTCGCTCCAGTCCATCTGAGTGAAGCTGTAAGGCGACGAGCACAGACGGAAAACTTCTTCAGGACAAATGTCGTCAACGGTCTTCTTGAAGTCTCCTGCCGTCTCCACCTCTCCGTTTACCTTGTATGTGTAGTTGTTCGTCACGCTGCCGTCGTCCTTGCGCGTCTCAGTCAGTGTACGTGTCAGTACGTAGCACATCACGCCTCCCTCCTCGTCCAGTACACTGAGCGAAATCTCCACTGAGTGCGCCACGTCCTCAATCTCCTTGCCGTCCTTGTCCTTGGTCTTGATGCCGAACTTGGTGGCACCGGCCTGGTTCGTGCCGAACAGCACCCAGCTGATAGCGTCTGCTATCGTCGACTTGCCTATTCCGTTGCGACCCTTTACCACATTGATATTGTCGCCCAGCACGATTTCCTTATTCTCTACGCCTTTGAAATATCGCAGGCATATCTTGTCTATCAATATCTTCTTCATATTGTGTTATAGTTTTGAGTCCTCCAAATACACTGTCACGCCGTTCAGCGTCTTAAAGTAGTTTATCTCACCGTCCTTCAATAGCTCGTTCATTATCTTCTTCAAGTCTGCCTGCACAGCGTTCTTCAGTTCCACATAGCCAACGCCCATCGGTCTCTTCGAATCGTCCGGCATCAGCTCACGTATCTTGTCCAATACATATTCCTTGTTCATGTTATATTTTGTTTTATAGTTTCGTAGTAAAATGTTGTTCTATTCTCACGAACCGAACAACAAGAGTGTTTTATGACAAATAAAATTAAGATTTTCGTGGGGGCAGAGGGAATCGAACCCTCACATCGGAACCACTTCTTTATAACTCTACGCTACCCAAGCCGTAGTCACGCCCCCTTTTTTAAACCGCCCTATTCTCACGAACCGGACAGATGGTTGTTAATCAAAAAATACATACGTAGCAGCCGCTGCTGCAAAGATTTTTACATCAATAACCTAAAAACTTGAATTTATATATGAGCATATCAATTCATCCCTATATCTAAGATTTAAGCCCCGTAAGTTCTGTTCTGCATTTTCCGCGAACAAGCCTACATACAAAGGCTCTTGTCACATTATATTTTGCAGCCAGATCCGACTGCTTTGTACCAGTTTGATATTCTTCAAATATCAATTTTGCTTTATCATCGCTTATTTTTCTGTTCAACCTGGCTTTCTCACGCGCTTTTTCAGAATAATAATAATGTCCAGCTTTCCTGCTGTAATTATTATTTTCTCTCTGTGTCAACCATTCAAGATTCTCTACTGTGTTATTTCGCGTATCAAAATCCTTGTGGTTCACAGTTGGCAAATTGTCTGGATTTGAAAGAAAAGCCATTGCGACTAAACGATGTACTAAAAACGATTTACTTTCGTCACCCTTGGTAAGACGGACTCTTAAATAACCACCTTTTATCTCCTTTGGTGTCATTATGCGTCCACCGTAAGAACCATGTCCCGTTTTTCTAACACGTCCTTTATTACTTACAGCATAAAGACCTTCATAGCCAACAACATTCTTCCATTTTTCACCTGGTAAATCCGGGTTCTTTAGAAGATTTGCTGTATAATGCTTATCGCTGTTTCTTTTACAGATACAACGTTTGCATATCCTCGCATGTCCATAATATTCGGACTGAGGCTTTTCTATACCGCAGATGTTACACTTTATGCCATTCGTCATATTTTTTTTCCTCCTTCAGCCTTTTTGTTTCTTTTTCGTAGTACTCAATGAGTTGCTCCAGCTCCCAGTTCGACCATTTCTTTGTTTGGTTATGCTTCACCCTCAACAACTCGTATCTCTGGGTTCCGAGTTTCTTTTCAAAGAATCTACTCAACTCCAACAGATGTGAACTGTTCATTCTGTTATCGTAAGCACACTCCATAACCATATTGTCCGGGTCAAACCTGGTGCTCATGTGAGCACGTCCCCATAGATGCGAACAATCACCCTTTGCAAACGGAAGATAACGTCCACATGTCGGGCAGCGGAAATACCCATCCTTGTTCACGTCGCGCAATCGGATATACAAACTCATTGTCTTGTCGAGTTTCGTTATCAACGATTTCGTACTTCTCCATTTGCCCGTCCTTGCAGCCTTGCCCCAAGTCTCGGACTTGTCCTTGTCTTTCTTTTTCTTCCAGAACATTAGTATATCTCCTCTTTCCTGCCCATGTCGGCAGAACGTTGTTTAATCTTCAAGTTGAGGCAGTGAATCCGCCTCACGCGCCACTCGAACAACTCTATCGGACAGGCCGTATCGGTATTGAGCAGCTTATATATCGCATCTACCTTATCCTGGTAGGTCTGCGTCGAAAAAAGTTGCAGCATATAGCGTCGGTTTTAGATTCTTTAAAAGTCCTATTCTCACGAACCGGACTGACATATAACGGAAATAAAAATCATACGTGCGGACACCTCCGCATGGTTTAAAACAAATTGCATTAATATCTGATTTCAGCTAATCCTCATAAACCGGCACCGTGACGTTTCGTCCTCCGAACTCGTCCATCGCCATCTTGCGTATTTTCTTGGCCATATCGCTTTGGGAGCGATAGCCTAACGCATTGTACACCATGCACTGCCCACAGTCAAATCGTGACATCAATGCCGAAATTTTAGCCCGTGGGACAATTATTTTCTTTTTTCTGGTCAACTTTGCCATATTTATTGTATATTTGTATCGTTAAAGTTTATATAAAACGTTATCTGTAACGCTTTCGAGTGCAAATGTACAATAGTTTAGACAAATGACCAAGAAAACGTAACAGAAAATCGTTACAATTTAGATATTTTTACATACGTATACATCAATAAACTGTTTTACACTATGACAACTATCATTGAACGCCTCGAAGCCGTCCGCCGACACTACGACTTGTCAGGACGCAAACTCGCCGACCGTCTTGGGCAGCGTCCGTCAACCGTTACTAACTATTTAAATGGCACACAAGCGCCTAAACTGGAGTTTATCGAGAATATCCTCGACCTCTTCCCCGAAGTCTCGGCAGAATGGCTTATACGAGGCCAAGGCGCCATGCTCATCGTCGACCAGCCCGACGTAGCCGAACTTAAAAAGCAATACGAGACCGAACTGCTCGTCAAGGAAGGCATCATCAAGGAACTTCGCTCCATTATCCTGGAGAAAAACCAAGACAAGCAGTCCCTCGACCGTCAGCAACTTGTAGGCTGATACCACTACACCTCAAAAGGCAGTGATAGTAAACAAAAAAGACTGGCACCTGTTCTCACGAATAGAAGCCAGTCTTTTGATTCACGCTTGAATCTCTTTATTTTAATATGAAAAAATTTAATCGTATGAATATCAAACTAAAAACCTAATTCCACAGTTAATGTCTTCGGTATTCTCTCTTCAACGTGACGTTTTTTCGGGTTTAATTTATTTTTTTCTTCAAATCGAAATCAAGAGAAAGAACCAAAGAGAAAATCATATTTATTATTCTCAATCTAAACTATCAAAGAGCATTCGGAAGGCTGAGGGCTTAGAGCAGACTCTCCCCTTATAGAGGATTGAGCATCCGTCTATAAGAAAGAGTCGCTTAACAGGTGAGCAAACGTCAGGATCAGACCCGTCACCACCACTTGCCAGCTAACGACAGTTAGTGTATGGAGCTTTCGGTGTTCGCTACCGCCTTCCCGCGCCTTCTCCAATCAACTCTTGCGCTTCTGCCCCGGGGCCCACTTGCAGTGTTTGTTTCAAGTCGAAGTGATGCGTGGTGTATTTAGCCGTCTCTTACACTTCGACCATGAATAGGGACAAAAAAAAGAAGAGTCCCCATTCGCCGTTCGCTCACACCCGAACTTTGAATGAAGACTCCCTGTATATAGAGGATACCTGCGTCTGTAACATTGCTATCAGCGTGTGAGTTCTAAAAGCGATACAAAGATACGCAAAGTTGGGCAACCGTCCAAATCCCCGTTTATACATGTTAACATATCACAAACCCGTTTTTGTGTAAAATATTTTATATAATAGTTTTTGTATTACCAAAAAATTACCTACCTTTGCATTGAAACGCCGAGAACACTGATTATCAGACACCTATAGCATCATGTATGTAATCCCATGCGGATCACAAAGAAAAGGACTTTACTTCGGTAAAGTCCTTTTTTTGTTTCTACACATAGAAGAAAGAAAGAATTTTTAGGTTCTTCATCAAATCGCACGGTACGTTATATGCAAATTTTCATCTTATTGTGATAATATTTTTTATGAATAAAATGTAACTCTCATATATTTTACTTATTTTTGTAACATAAATTATATACGACCTTAAGCACGAAATAGACTATTTGATTGAGTTTAAACAGCAACAGAAAAGCATTGACGTGACAGGTCCAATATGTGTAACAAAACAAGAAAGAGGGCTTAGCAATGAGCAAGAAAGAAAAAGACATCACCTTCTTCGTTGCGTTTTGCATAGAAGAATACAGGGCTGCCAAGGGGTTGTCTGGCGAAGAAGTCATAGAGTTGTTTGCAAAGTATGACGTGACAGACTATCTCAGTAAATGCTTTGAGCCACTTCACACACAAGGTAGGCAATGGCTAATAGATGAGATAGACGAATTTATTGACATTAGAAAAAATAAAAAAGCATGAATATATCAGCGTAGACACGCTAATCCGCGAACTAAAGACATACAAATTGGTAGACCAATATCTCTTCCACACAGAGAAGGCACTAACAACCTTACATTTCGTAGAATCAAAAAAAATAATTTTGTAATATGTTTCAGATAAACCAAAACAACCTCCACTTGCTACTGCCTGGAAAAGTAAGCTGGCTTGTGGAATACCTGCATGACGATTATGGGTTGTCGCTTCAAGATTGCCTAAACCGCATTTATCGCTCCAAACTATACAAGAAACTATCGACAGAGAGCACTAAGTATTGGCATCTCGGTCCGGTAGATTTGTACAATGAACTAAAAAAAGAGCTATAAAACATTCACCTCACATTCGCAGCAATCTCAAAGCTGACGGTTTTTATTGAAATCGAGTGAGGGACACAAATATCGCACAAACAGTAAAAAAGTGTTACAAATGAAAAATCGATTCTGGAGATTTCAGAAACGGTTTTTCATGGTTTTTACCAGTTTTTTGAGTGTTCGACACCACCCTACTCTCCATTCGGAGCCTCTTTGCAATGCAAAGGGACTACATTTGGAGAGCAAATGGAGTACTGTTGCAACGCAAATGGAGTACAGTTGAAGGGTAAAAGGAGTACATTTTAATTGAAAAGGAGTTTTTCTACACGTCAGCTAATTGCACATTCCACGCCACCACACGCCTAACTCTTTGTTTTTAAGCACAATAAGCACTGCACGCTCAAAACTCGAGAATTTTGAGCTAAAGATTTCGTTGTGCGCTCAACTCACAGTATTCAGCGATAGAAATGCAAATATCGTCATAGCAACCAAGAAATCAACACCTACAAAGCAAGCCAAAAGAGCAACACCAACCTGCTGCAACAACAACACTGAAAAACCACTGAAAAGCGCTCTCAATTGTTTATAAACGTTAAGAAAAGGCATCTAAAGTGTAAAAAATACACTTTTCTACCAAAAAAGAGAAGAAATATTTTGTCGGTAAAATAATAAGTGGTAATTTTACACTCATAAAAGGAAACAATATAAGAATAACTAAAAACATCAGCAATT